CGAGCAGAGTCATATGTAATACCAGTCATCTCAAAGTAGAGACGTGGTAGTGTGATAGCAACTTTATTTGATACATCTGGGTTCTGCTCCAGACGTGTCAAGAACTTCTGCTTAGGTCCATAAGCAAGAGGAACCTTTTCAACCTCCAACACATCACCTGTGTTGGGATCTACTTTCTTGAGTTCAATATTGTTGAATAGTGTACCGAAACCAATAACCGTCTTACGGGTAGCTTCGTTATAAAAGTGTGCCCCAAGCATTAGAATGAATCCATAAAGTTACCGTATTCACCGAAGGGATTAACTTCACCCCAATCGACTAATTCATCAGCCTCTTGTTCGATCTCGAAGTTCTGATCGTAGTTGCTGTTGGTATTATTTAGAGTGTTAAACGACTCAGGACTCCACTTGGCACCAGAGGTTAGACCAGTAACTAGTTCAGCTGTAGTGAACGTTCCTGTTCTGTTGATGACTTCGAGTGCTCTTGTAGCACTATCCCAGGACTTGACATCTGCTCTATTGTCTTTGGGTGAGTAGTCAATTGTGACAGTAGGTTCAGAAGTATACCCAGCGCCACCATCTGATATGACAACACCAGTAATAAGCCCAGTAGCAGAGACCGTAGCAGTACCCGTAGCATCTGTAGTTGCTCCTCCTCCAGAGAATGTGACTGTTGGTGGTAATGCCTGGTTGTAGTACAGACCTGTGTCTGTCACAGTCACATTATCTACGGCACCACTATCAATGCTTGCTGTTGCCTTAGCAAGAAACTCATCTCCAACGATTTCTTCGCCAACAACGAAGTCTCCTGTGCCACCAGGATCCATGAAGAGTTTAATAGAACTAGATTGAGTTGTTTCAATAACATCTATCTCGGCAACGCCAGTTTCGATGCTATCACTACCAACCTCATAGATCTCGGCAGTCATTGTATAGAACTGGAGCTTACCCATCTGATAGAAAGGTTGCTCTCTTTCTACAAACTTGATCTCATACAAGTCTTTTGTGAGAGGGAAGTATAGAAGATCCCCTTCATTAGGTCTACCATCTACAGTCAGATCATATCCATCCGAAGCTTCGTCCCAGCGTCTTGTGGATACTCGGAACTTTACTTCATCTGTAATACGTAGACCGAACTTACTGATGAACTCAGATGTCTCTCCAAATCCAGTAACATTCTCTAGTAGCATCTCAATTTGAAACTGAGACTCATACTTTGAATAGATGATATCATCCAAAGTATTATCCTTTAGGATTGTCCTTGGCATGTAGTAGATATCTGATCCAAACAGTTTGATCTGTTCGTCAACGAGATCCTGTACGAGATTTTGCTCGCCAGAATAACCGCTGTAATAAGTAGGAAAATAGGGTGATGTTGGCATCTTATCCGATCATATCCATAGGTGGAAGGGAATACTTGGTCAGCATTTCTGACTCAAGTTGCTGAACTTCTCTGTTTCCATCCTCCCAGATCTGACGACCGTTGAGAGTGATGCCACCAGGAAGTTGTACATTATTAAACTTGATGAGGTTTGCTCCCCACTGTCGCTTCATCAGGGCAGTAGCATACCTTTTAACAAATGAATCATTATATACTTGGGTGTAAGTATCTGGATCAATAGCACCCCAGCAATCAATTAAGATCCAGTTACCTTCCACTAGTCTGCTTGTATCAATATCAATGTACAGTCTGTCCTGCCTCTTGGTGAATCTGTACTGTACGAAAGAACCAGTGTTAATAACTTGATCTAGAGTTTCAAAATACTGTTTGACCATATAGAAGTTGGTCAAGTCAAAGTTCCCCATCTTGAATCCATTCGAGAAGGAGAACATATCCATCAGGAAGAACTGGTTAGTCATACCAAACAGTTCGTTACGAACGAAGTTTGATGACACACCAAATACTTTACTGATACCCATCACATGATCGGGGATCTCTAGGAAGTTCTTTCTGTGTTCCCAACCAGTGGCGTCTGTACCAGAAGTCTGTGTAACTTCATTCTGTGTAGTGAACCTAGAAATATCACTATCAGTGATGTTATGCTTGAGATACATTTGCTCAAGTCCATCAAAATGATGTTCATGGTAGAACTGAATGGCATCGTCAATGATGTCACTAGTTTGCTCATCAGCAATATTGATTTGTAATACAGGAGCACCCAACTGACGTTTACAGTAATCAATTAGTTCCTGCCTAGTGCTTGGCGATGCCATGTATCTTACACAAATTCCCTAATACTATTTAGGACGGGTTATTTTAGAAACCCATTGAAGGTAATACGATCACAGTTCCAGTTAGTATTGAAGTATGGTGTGTGACATACTTTACCTTCATACATTAGTAAAGTATTGTATTCATGTGGTTCTATGTGATAGGTTAACCAACCACATCTATCAAAAGTAGATGGATCTAGAGGAACCATTGTTTGATCTCTATTAGATACTCGATCATAGCGATAGTTTACATCAGAACATATATGTTCCATGTTAGTAGGAACGTGTCTACAAAAAGCAGTCCCACTCTCAGTGCCCTCTAGCTCTTCATTTGTATTCAGTGATAAAACACAAGCATAGTGTTGCCAATCTACGTGTGGATACAAACTAGAAGTTCTACACAATTCTCCTGGTTTGTATTTTTGAAATGTAAACATAGAAGACTTTGGATTGTGTAAAACTAAATTAGTAGTCTTCATCTTATCATATATAATGTCTCTAAATGGGGAAAAGAATTTCATATCAATTCCACCTATCCTAGACACATACCCAGGAACAGAAGAGACTTCTCCCATGATAGTATTTTTAAGATCTGCATTTAAAGCAGTCTCTCTAACTTTGTCTGGGTTAGAAAAAAAGTTTTTAATTTTAATTAATCTGTTTTGACACCGCCCAACATGAAGAATATCGACCTCCCAAGAAGAGAGGTCGATATCAAACTCTTTAGCATCTATCATTCTGCTGCTGGTTCTTCAGCAGGAGTTTCTTCGGGTGGGTTGAGAAGATCTAATGTCTCTAGACCACCTGCTAGTTTCAGTTTATACTCTCTTGCTTTAGCAAGGTTCGCTTCTAGTTCGGCAATTTGCTTGTCGGTGCTAGCAAGTTGCTCTTCAAAATTCTTTCTGAGTTCTGCTGTGTCCATGATAATCAGTAATAATTACGATACGGTACTATTTATTGAATCTCCTTCACCCCATACTCCACGTGGGAACACGTTGAAAGCAATAGAATGACGGTTGTTTGATGATGTGTTACTAGTAATCTGATGGTTCAAATGACTTGGGAAAAAGATCAGTAGATTTTTCTCTGCTGGTATTGCCCACTTAGATGAGTTCCATAGATTATATTCTGATGGTTCGTGATAGAAGAATTGATATCCATCTGAGAATAGTATATTACTACCGTCTTGAGGATAGAAAACTCCACTTAACCAACTATTTTTATGACAGTGTGATTCTCCACTATGTCCTGGTGGAGTCAGTGTTGACCACGAACTAGTAATCTTGAAATCTAAATCCTCATATCTCATTACATCTTTTATGTAAGAAGATAAGTGTTCTACAATTTCCTTTTGTAAGGCAGGAAAAGATTCTAGAATGTTTTTAGATTTAGATATCTTGGATTGAATATTTGTTTGTTGATTTGTAGAATCTAAAGTATCAATATACTCAGTCTCTTTCAGTTGTTCTAAGATTGAATCAGTATCTTGATTTAATTTAGTTAGTGTAAGAGGACTTGAGAACAATGGCAAAATGTCAAATTGCATTACTTACTATCAAGCAACTTGTCGAGTTGTGCTGTAGTTCCTACTAGTCTAACAACAGGAAGACCTTCTGGTGAAGTCAGGTCATCGATAGTATACCCAACACCACTGTCAGATCTGTTGATGAGTTGAAGCATTCTACATTGCTGAATGTCTGCATCTTTGGGTGTAGACAATCGTAGAACTTCTCTCATTTCTTTTACCCAATCGGAACTGACTCCAGGACCGAAGGGTTCTTCATCAGTAATGTGATTCAGTAGATCAATGATTGCTTGCTTTTGATCACTTGTCAAAGAAGCAGCGTAAGTCAAATCCATTTTAAAAACTCCTTAATTATACGTATCTATATCTGACGATTACTACGCCAGGACCACCAGTAGCACCAATGATGTTTGAGTTACCACCATTGTAACCACCGCCGCCACCACCGCCGCCAGTGTTTGCCTGACCATTTTCAGCACCTTCACCGACGTTCGAACCATATGGTCCAGGAAGCAAACTATTTCTACCTCCTTTACCACCTCCACCAGCACCACCAGTGGATCTAGGGCGACCTGTTCCACGAACACCGCCGCCTCCACCACCAGCATATGCTTGTAGAGTTCCTTCAATTTCCATGTAGCAACCAGATCCGCCAGGACCACCAACGTCTCTAGGTGCTCCACCGTTGATACCACAGTAACCACAACCGCCACCACCAGCACCTGTGTCACCACCACCCCAGTTTCCACCAGGCCAACCTTGGATACCTCTTCTGACAATACCTCTAGCGTTACCACCAGTGTTTCCCGTGTGAGTTCCTAGGACACCAGCACCAGAAGCATAGGCATCACTGGTAGGAGCTCTAGGTGGAGTTTGTAGAGTTTCGATGTAACCGAAAGCATTGCCTACAGCAGAACCACCACGTCTAGATCTGTTAGCAGATCCACCGCCACAACCACCAGCACCAGCAAAACCAGGGTTAGAAGAACCACCATGAGCTTCGCCGCCACCACCACCTACTGCTTCGTAGATAATGTCTCCACCAATAAATGTAGTTGGGTTTCCTGCTCTTCCTTCTTGGTCTGGTTGGTTCCATCCTTTACCACCAATGCCGCCACTACCAATAGTAATCGAGTAAGTACCTGCAGGTAGAACAACATTTCTCTTATACAAAGTGCCACCAGCGCCGCCACCACCGCCGATAACACCACCACCGCCACCGCCACCGCCGATGATCAATAGATCAACACCTTTATCAGGAGAAGACTCAGTTACATTCAATGTACCGTTACCAGTAAACTTGATAACTCTGTCACCAGCATTTGCTCCAGTCAAGTCAGTTGTAGTGACCTGACCACTAGCAGTCATAGCATAATTAGTGGAACCAATTGACAACCAGTTGGCACCATCATAAACTTGAATTTTTCCCTCTTCCTGATTAAAGATCATATGACCGTCAGGGGGAGCAACTGGTCTAGACCCGTTTGTATGGATCGGTAGATTTAACTCCGATCCTACAACAGCTTCACCTACATTTAAATTCGACATCTTTATCTGGCGGTATTAGTCTCTTAAGTATTTATCTTCGATTAGGAGCGTCGAAAGCATGTTCAATGTGCGGTCCATCTCTTCTTACATAATGGAAGAAGATTTGGTGGTAGTAGGATTTATGATCACCTTTCATTGGTTCACGCCAATGTTCACGCTCACATCCTTTATATATGACAGCATCACCAGGATTCGTAACTAGAGGAATCTTATCTCCATCTGGTGTGTCGAACCAGATAGGCCAACCATAATCTAGATTATTAGAACAGTGTAGAGAAACACTAACTTCACAAGATGGTCTATCTTTATGAGGAACTAATTCCTGGTTCTTGAAGTAAAACCTATCATAATAATAGGTTGGATATAAAACTTCATTGATAGATTGTTCCACTCTCTTTTTTACTTGATAGTAAATATCATGGTAGTGAGGGTGGTTGTATCTAGAAATACTACCAGGGACTTGCCTCTCATCTTTATCCATGACAACATGTCCAGGATAATGATATGTATACTGCCCTCTTTCCCAAGGAATAGGTTGGAAAAGAAACATTGGGTCTATCATATTGGGCACTAGAATGACAGACCAGTCATCCCACTTTCTCATATCATCTCCACTGAGGACCAACAACCCAACCAACTAGAGAACGTCTTTCTCCAGTCAACACTTTTTTTGCTCGGTGTGGAAGACGACTGTCAAATACAATCACAGTTCCTTTCTTCTTCGGAGCAAAGAAAGTTTTATTGTTGTTTTCCAGAAACTGAACTTCACCTCCAGTATAATCTTCGTGAGAAGATAGTTGAACAGTAACAGAAAGTTTCCTGATTTTTTGTGTACTACCTTTGATGAAGTCTTCTTCAGGATCATCTACAGGAGTGTAAGCATTTGACACACCATCATCTTTATGCCAGTTGTAGTAATTACCTTCTTGATATCTAGTGTATTGAATAGATCCATTATCAAACCCATCAATATCATATCTAAAGTTATTTCTATTTGCCAACTGGATGTAGTGCCAAAGCATTCCACATACCCAATGAGTTTCTGGAACCCATAGATTGGAACTGTCTCTCATCTTAAAGTCAGAACCTGATTTAGTCATCGACTCCGAAAACTGAGTGTCTTCAGTTGCTTGCTCTAAGTCTTCTGTCAACAGATCAATTACTTTATCGGGAATTCTGGTGTGATACCAGATAGCTTCATATGCCATGATTAAACGACCTCACTGTTATATTTATTTTCCAAAAATTGGTTCAATGTTGGGCAGATGTATGCTGCCTGTTGCCACAAATACTTTCGTTTGTTAAACATAGTGTACGCTCTGTCAGCAATCTCTTTGTAATTTTTATTTTGATAATACTCCCATGATAGTAGAGTCTGGTCATTAATTATACTATAGTTCATGCCCATAGCAATATAAGGTGTACCACTATTCAATACAAACTCTTCGTTGTACATCTTTGCTTGAGCAAGATTCCTGAAGTCTGATTGTAGTTGAGGAATACGATTGATCTCTTCTCTCTCCACACTCTTCTCTGTAACATACCTCCAGTATTCTGTGTCATCTCTGGCACTCAATTTGTAGTGGAGAGATACAAAGGTAGCAAAGACATCAAACATATCTCTGGTGACCAGATTGTATGTGTCTCTATCAAACTGATTGATTGATTCTTTGGACAGAGACTTGACTAGTTTAAGTAAGAATTCATGGACAGTAAATAGACCATTACTTTCTAGTGGTTCAATAAACCCTGCTGACAGACCAATAGCAACTACATTCTTTACCCAGGTTCTCTTATGGATACCAATCCTCATAGAGATTTCTTTGAAATCTAAATCGTCTCTACCGAGGTATTGCTTGAATTCCTCTAGGGCATCTTCCTTGGTTGTAAACTTATCACTATAAACATATCCCGTACCAATCCTACTCCAAAGAGGAATATTCCAAACCCATCCATTAGATAGAGCAGTTGAGTTTGTGAATGGTTCTAGTTGTTCGTCCTTATTTGTGTATGGAAGTTTAGTTGCCCATGCTTTGTTGTTCGGCAGAATGTCTTCATAAGAAATGAACTCCTCATCCATTGCTTGCTGTAAGAGAAGACTCTTGAATCCTGTACAATCTACAAATAGATCTGATGTATGTTCTGAACCATCATCAAGAATCAACTTCTCAATACCATCATCATTTGTAATTACATTCTCAACATTTTTGTTGATTAGAACTACACCTCTAGGAAGGCAATAATTATTCTTCAACCACTGACCAAACTTTACGGCATCAAAGTGATAAGCAGTATCTTTCTTGAAATTGAAATTGTCAAACTCACCTCTGGTGTTCATAGAGATTTTGTTGTTTTCTGCCAGAGTAGTGGCAGGATTGTAACACCGAGCAAAATCAATATTAGGGACTGCTGGATACAATAGTTTTACAAGACCCCAGTCGTTATACCCCAGTTCAGTGTCCTTCATAAATGGAGCACCAAAAGGATAATGGAATCCACCATCATCCTTCTTATAAAAGTTTGTAAATTTGATGCTCAACTTATACGAAGCATCACATTCTTTCATGAAATCATCATCATTGATTCCCAAAGCATACAACCAATGATTGATTTGACCTAAGGTGCTTTCTCCTACACCGACAATAGGTATATCAGGACTCTCAATAACTGTAATTTTTCTGTTAGGAAAAAACCTAGCAAGAGTTGAAGCAGTCATCCACCCAGCACTACCACCGCCGACAACAGTTATCTCGTTAATGATCTTGCTCATGATTTGTACACTTTAATATTACAGGAAATAGTAACACGTTCTTTGTCTGATTTTCCTACAGTAGGAACTTCATGTTTGACATGACCAGGAAAGATCATGTAGTCATCTTCTTCAGTTTCAATAGACCATACATCTTGGAAGTAACTAAAGAATGGATCGCTGTGATCAATAGAATCATACAGATCTTTTTGTAACCAGCGTGTTTGATCTGCTGCTGAATATGGATTATTAAAATACGTCGATGGATGATTGAACTTATCATATTGTAAGAACAACACAGAACTAAATGAGTCCTGTCCGTGCCCATGACTAGTCAAGAAATAACCCTCTGTAGATACAGTGTAGTTTGTAATCTGGAAGAAGTAGTTTACATCAGATATGAATCTACAATGAGAAAAGAATTCTCTAATTCTAGAATCTATTACTTTAGTAAGTCCAGACTCTTCGTAACTGATATTTGTGAATCTTTTATCATCTTCATCATTATTAGAATGATGCCACACACTTTTCATAGTAGTGGGCATCACCTTATCCCAAGTGTTTCTCTTTGGATCAACTTTAAAGTTGTCCAGCATTTCGTTGAGAATTAATTTTTTGTTGTAATCAGATTCAGTAATTTTTGTTTTCCACACAGGTATGGAAAACACATTATGTAGTTCACTCATAGTTGAAGATAATATTAGATCTAAATTTTTGATCAGTACAAGTTGTACTACAGTGAGGTTTTGCTGGATTGAAGAACAGTGCTCGGTTAGCAATAGAGTTAATACCTATAGCACTGGTTTCGGATTCTCTCAACAACGTTTGTCCGTCATTAGTATTTAGATACAAAATACAACCCTTGTGATCGTCTGGTTGATCAATATGCCAGTCGTGCCTTACTGTTTCAGCGGTCGGTGGGTATAGATTAAACTGAATTCTTATAAGTTTTTCAGCGTCTAACTTTTTGATTACAGGCTCAATCGGTTGAAAGAAATCACTACTTATCCGATCTCCCTGCCAAAAGCAATGGGTAAAATAAATCCCATCGTCCGTCCAGGAAGCAGCAACACGCTGCTTCAGAAACAATGGGAAATATGGGTTATTTAAAGTTTGTTTTACAAGTTCACTAAAATCTTCTTCTTCGAGAAAATTTTCAATTACATCATAAAGCATTAATTACCTCATACGGAGTGTCTGACAACGACGATACCAGGAGCGCCAGCACCACCTTGTCCAGTGCCACCTCCATTATACCAGCCGCCTCCGCCGCCGCCACCAGTGTTTGTGACACCAGGCTCACCGAACCCTAGACCACCACCACCAGCAAACTGGGAAGCTCTTCCAGCGCCACGACCGCCACCACCAGGAGCAGCAGGTGTAGAAATAGGAGAGTTAGCATAGTTTTCGTGGGAACCGCCACCGCCGCCGCCACCGACGACATATCCCATAATGTTTACACCATCACCACCGACTCTTCCGTTACGAGTGTTGTTGGGGTTAGCTCCACCGCCACCGCCACCTGTGTGGGTTCCAGAGTGTGTGCCACTAGTTTTGTTGCCACCATTGTAACCAGGGTTTCCATAAACTTGTCCACCACCAGGAGCAATGCCTTGAGTAGCACTTCCACCGAAAGCATCAGGACCAGGACCAGTTCCGCCACCACCCGAACCACCATCGGTGCCATACTCATTAGTTTGACCACTCCAAGATCCACCAGGACCACCACCATATGCTTCGTGAGATCCGAACTTACTAGGACCTGCTTGAACGCCCTTGGGTGAAGGATAACCAGCTAGAGGACAAATAGCACCAGCACCAACAGTAACTTGATATGAACCAGCAGAGATAGGATATGCCGAGTGGTGGCAAACACCGCCTCCACCACCGCCACCACCAATGGTGCCACCAGCACCACCACCAGCAACGACAAGAACTTCAGCAGTAGCACCGCCAGCGGCACTAGAAACAGCGAAGTTATATTGTCCTACTTGAGTAAAAGTGTGTACTTTATACGATCCAGAGAATGTAATCTCACCACCTGTAGCAGAAATCAAACCACTACCACTAGCACCAGCAGAAATCCATTGACTGCCATCTGACACTTGAATAGTGTTTGTGACGGTATCAAAAATGGTTCTACCAGCAGAGTGTCCTGGTCTGTTATCAGGGTTTGAAGTATAGGTTGGGAGCGTCAATCCTGAAGACAGCGTGATAGTCCCTACATTAAGAGTTGACATAGCAGTAAGTTCGTGGTTATCCTGGTACTATTATTTATTTATCAGACGATGGACCATTGTCCAATAACATCAATGGTTACGCCGTTTGGAATGGTGATTGGACCAGCGGAGGTGGCGTTGGTGTTTGCTGGGATTGTGACATCTTCAGCAATCGTGTCTGGGTTAGTCTTAATGATACCCAAGGTATCAATCCACTGAGCAGCATCGTTGACATACAAGATGCCAGTCATGCCTAGGTCACCATTTTCAGTTCCACCACCGATTTGTAGATCGTATGTTGGGTTTCCAGTGAATCCATTGACATTAATGTCTGGGTTGATCCAAACTTTAGAGTCTCTGTAGATATCGGCTTCATTATCTGCCTCGGTCCAACGTGAGGTAACAAACTCACTGTTGTTCTGGTAGACAAGACCGTTGATATTCATGTCACCCTGGATATTCAGACTGTAATATCTCTGGGTATTATCCTCAGGGTCAACTCCACCAAACTGATCAGTGTTAATAGCAACTCTGTTGTAAGAACCTTGAACAGCAAGTGCTGGAGTCGCTTTCCAAACTAGAGAACCAGATGCTCCATCGTTAGCAGTAATCTCAAATACGTCACTGGTAGATAGTTGGTTACCAATTCTGAAGTTAGAGATCTGAGACTGAGCAGCAGTTGGGGTAGATAGAGCAGCACCAGTGGCACCACCGAATACCATAGTAGCACCAGCGTTGGCGTTGGCATAACCAACAGTCAATGATGTCTCGGTTCTAATGTTACCGTTGACATCCAGTTCATAGGCATCAGCTGGCGTCATCTGAATACCCAAATTACCGTTACCAGTAATTTCTAGGGCATTGCTGAAGTTAGCAGTGCTGAACACAAATGCTGATGTGGTAGTAATACCACTAAACAGTTGCTTGAAGAATACTTCACCAGTAGAATTATCATATCTTAGTTCAAAACCTTCTTCAGTAGGATTATTACCCTGACCTAGCATTTGAATTACTGGGTCATACTGAGTACCGCTAACTGATTGACCATACATTCTCATGATGGCATCTTGAGCACCAGTCTCGGTGATCAGTAGTTTGAGAGAAGAATCAGAAGAAGTAGTACCAATACAGACTGAGTTGTCTGTGGCATCTACGTGGAATGTATTTGTATCAACTGTTAGATCTTCAGAAACTGTGATATTGCTCAAGAAGTCTGCTCTACCAGATACGCTCAGTGCTTGGTTAGCAGCAACAACGTTGGTGATGGTTAGAGCCCCAGTCATTGTATCGCCTGCCTTCAGAACGTTGTCCGAAGCAGCACCAGTCAAAGAAGCAGTAATTGTTCCAGCAGTAAAGTTGCCATTGAGATCTCTCATGACAACGTTTCTTAGAGTTACGTTGTCTTCTGGGTTAGCAGGATCAAAGTCAGAACTATTGGTTCCTGTATAAACAGAACCAATGTTTTGTACGGTGGGTGATACGTTAGCAGCATTCCAGATGATGTTGCCATTTACAGTCAAGGAGTTGGCAGTGCCAACCTTGAGTTCTAGGGCACCATCACCCTGACCACCAGAACCACCAGAAGCAATAATTGCTGTGTTGTAAGTGCTAGATGCTTGCTGAGAAGATCTGAAGTAGATCGATGGAGAAGTGGATACTTGACCATCAACTCTGCCTAGTTTCAATTGAGCAGCACCACCGTCACTGATTAGTTCAGCAACTTCGAATGTACCATCTGCTCTACCATCAGCATCTTGATCAACTGGAGAAACTCCCCAGTCTTGGAAAGCAAAAGCGTTGGCAACACCACCAGTACCAATAAAGAAGGCGTCCTGGTTACCGTTGGCATCAGTAAAATCACCCGATGTCAAACTACCAGTCAACATTGTGTAGTTGTTGGCAGCGTCGTTAACGTCTTGTACAGGTGTTACCTTGGTTAGGGTGATTTCACCTACACCGTTACCACCATTGTCATACAAGTTGACTGGTGTACCAACTTGGAATGGAGCGGCGTTAAGAAGCTCGTCACGAACAAGAACATTGTATCTAGGAGTACCAGTCCAATCAAGGAGTCTGAATGTCTTGAGGATGTCCTTCTCAGTTTGAAGTTTTGGTAGACGGTTGTCACTGAAGTATCCGTAGTTAATGTGAGTGGCAGTCTGATACCACTTACCTTGGCGACCATCCATCTTGTCAGCGTCTAGTCCGCTGAGTTCACCGTGGTTACCAGAACTCCAAATCTTATACCAGTCACCAAACTGGTTTGCTGGACTGTTGAACGAACCACGAATCCACATGTTACCACCATTGCTGGCAGTACCATCGGTGAAGGCGAGTTGTCTAACACCACCGAAGGTAGCGTCAAAGTCAGTACCACCATTTCTTAGGGTCATCACCATATGTCTGGTGCCACCGTCAAAGAGGTTGTCGGCGTTATTGTTCTTGGTATCAGCGATGATACCAGCAGCAAACTGGTCTGGTGTTGGGTTACCTGTTGGAGTGCTGGTAGCAGTTCTCAATCTGAGGGTACTACCAGACTGGTTGGAAATGTTAATGTTGTACGTACCAGATAGTCTATCAACAGGCAAAGTACCAGCATTCATGTTACCTGCGTTCAGGTAGAACGAACCTTGAGCACCGTCCAGGGTGTCAGCGTCAAGACCAGAGTCAGGACCAGTGTTGATAGCAACAGAACCGTTACCTGCTTCGCCAATCAAGAACTGTTGCTTGAGGAATCTAGCAACACCAAGTGTACCGTAGGCATCACCAGATGTAGTTAGATCAGTAACTCTGTTGATATCAACAGCAACGTTAGCATACTGTCTTAGAACTGTAGTTACTTTTGCTAGTAGGACTAGACCCGTTCCAGGTCCAATCTCAGAAGGAGCGGAAGATACGATAAAGTCAACGTTCTGTTGACTGGTATTCTGACCATATCCTTCGCCACCATTGACGATAGTAACGTCGGTAACTACACCACCAGTTGTGATGATGTTAACTCTCAGACCTGTTCCGTTACCACCAGCGAGAGGAACGTTGAAGAATGGACCAGCATCGAAGCCCTGACCACCATTCTGAATAACAATCTGTTCAACGAATTCACCTTGAGTCTGAGAAGATTCGAAGGTTAGTGGGGAAGATCCTCTGTTGAATTCTAGAACTGTTCCAGCAGATAGAGTTGCTGTTAAGAACTTGTCTAGAGTAACAGTGGTCTCACCTGCTTCAGTTAGAACACCATCAATGTTAGTGTCAGACTGAATACCAGTAATTTGTATAACTTCATGACCCTTAATAAAGTTCGAGTTAGAATCAAAGATCAGCTGAGAAGCGCCGCTGTTTGCTTGAGTCTTGAGTTTAGCAAAGTATCTAGTCTCAGGACCCTTGATTGTTTGTACGGCAGGAGCATATGCTTGGTCACCTCTTAGGAAGGTGAAGGAGTTAGCAGCAGATTCCGAACCAGCAGCGTTAGTTGCTAGACGAGCAGTTGAAATAGTTCCAGAAGTAATGTCACTAGCAGCGATCTGATTAGATGATAGAGATACCCAGTTGTTGATATCAGAAGCAGAAGTATTGATAACTCTAGTAATGTTAATTGTCTCTGCTGGGAGATCACTAGATTCGATAGTGTCAGTATCAACAATCTTAACGTTGTTAACGATATCACCATAGAGTCTGCTTTCAATCAAAGCATTAGCGGTTGCTTGTGTACCAGAACCAGCAGGAGCAGCAATAGTGATGGTAGGTGGTGTAGTGTATCCTTTACCACCAACGAAACCATTGAACAACTCAATGTTCATGATAACAACCTGACCGTTAGCAATCTCGGTTGTGATATTTGCTGTGACAGCACCTGCTTGTGGATTACCACCAGATACAGTAACAACAGGAGGTGTGATGTAACCAGAACCACCATCAGTGATGTTAATCTGATATACAACACCTTGTCTGTATTCAGTTGCCTGAATCTTACCACCAGATACATCGCCAGTAAAGACATCACCGATAGTAAATTGTAGAGTGGTGTCTACTGGGAACGATACGAACAAACTATCGTTATCATTGTTTAGAATGAATGACGTTGATGTATCCTGTTGGATAGCGATGTCACCAGCAAGTGCTCCTTCGATAGCAACTCTTTCTGCCTGGTCAGCAACAGTGAAGACCTGGAAAGGACGTAGAGGTGGAATCTGATCTTCGGAGATCTTACCAGAGTCAGTAAGTTCAACCAGTGCTCTAGGAACTGGGTTCGTAGAATATGGTTTGTTGATGAAGGGACCAAGGTTGTTTGTAATGAAGTCCTTAACCGCCTTCTGTGTTGGTAGTTTGGAGTCGGTAGCGTTAGCACCACCCAGTGTGTTGCTGTTGTCGAAACCAGTAACAACAACGTCACCACCTTTCAGTTTCAAGAATTCAACTTCCGAGATCGTAACCGTACCCGTGAAGGTGATGTTACCAGTTCTGTTCTCAATTCTAGCGAATGTACCAACCTTGAAGTCACCTAGTTCGTCAGTACCAGAGACGTATGTTCTACCATAGTTCTCGGAGACTTGCTCGTTTGCTTCGATCTTAACACCACCGTTTTCAGGTAGAGCAAGGTAGCTAGTACCAGAACCAGCGTATTCCCAGGTGTGGGAAGAGGAGTTAACGATAGATGGTCTGTGTAGTCTGACGGTTTCACCAACCAGAGCTGACAGAGCAATAACGTTACCTGTAGAAATATTTTTAAATTCAGCAGGACCACCAGAACCAGACTCAAGAGTAATCTGAGCAGAGAAAGGAGGACCAACTGTGACGCCTTCTACAACGTCAATAAAGTATTCAATATCAGGGTTGACATTCTCGAAACCATCAATCTTGGCAACATAGTGCTCAAGTGGTTCTCTTCCAAGTCCACTAACAGACAAGATTGTTCTGCCAGTTGGAGTAGAAGAAACGTTAGTGATCTGAGCAACGTCAAACTCATATGCCTCTCTTCTGAAACCAGTAGATCTTAGAGCAAACTGACCGAAGTTAGAAGCGGAGTTAGTAACAGAAGCGTAACCACCAGACTCAGCAAGAATACCATCAGTGGTGAAGATACAGAAGACCGAAACCAACTGTACATAACCATCTTCGATAATCTTATAACCAGTACCACCTTCAGAAACGATCGTGAAGGCAGAAGCAACCATCGACTTACCCTGGTTGGGGAAGGATGCTGTTCCGTCTAGTTCTAGACCAGGGAATGGGCAGTTAGGATTCTTGACTTTAGAACCATCAATTAGAGCACCACTACCACCTAGTTTAGAGATGATAGAAGCGTTTTGAGTATATGGAGATGCTTCAATAATTGGTAGGTCATCGTAAGTAGATCTTACGGTAATGTAATTGCCAGCAGCATCTCTAATTACACTGCTAGGATATGTGTAGATTCCAACAGTATCGAAGAGTGTTCCAGTTTCAACTGTGGTAGCACCCTTTAGAATGGTGCCATCTAGAACATCTTCTAGGAAAGCGAATGCTGTTGTGATAGAAGATTCGACGTTGGCACACAATGGGTTGCCATTAGGATCGGGAAGAATACTGCTGTCAGTAAATCTTGGGATTGGTGTGTACAAAGCAGCACCAATATTATTACCAGAAGCATCCTTCCAGTTTCTCATTGCTTGGATAGCAAGATCTCTTACCTCATTGAAGGCGTAGATCGTAGCACCCAACTCAGATTGTGGGACACCAGTTAGTTGAGTTCCAGTGAAGTAAGACTCGGCAGCTTCTACAATACCAGCGTTACCACCTAGGATAAGGTCTCTAATTACAGCAGAGAGGATGAAGTTAATATCTCTACGACACTTTCTCTCATCAATGTTAACTAGTGCTAGATTTGGGAACTGAACAATAGCAGCGTTGTATGCTTCATCAGCAATGTGATGTCTGTTTCTAGCAATCAACCAAGCGGCGTCTAGATATGTACCAGAAGCGTTATTAGCAAGAACGTCAACGAAGAGATACGATAGAGTATCGATAGCAGATCTTACGTTGTCACAAGCAGGGTTGTTGCCGTCATCAATAATGGTATCGTCAAAGTATCTTGGTAGAGTTGAATACTGTGGTGTATAAATTGGATCGCCTGCCATGCCATTACCAGTTCTCCACTTTCTCATAGCGAAGATTGCTAGTTCTCTGGCGTACTCAATAGCACGGACAGTCTGAATCATCTCATTCTCTACGAATGTGATTTCAGTATTCGTACCATCAATATACTTCTTAGCAGAATCGAGAATATTGTTATTGCTTCCAAACTCAAGGTCTTGTGTTAGAGCATTGAGGAAGTGTTTAACATCTCTACGGCACTTGTCGTCACTGACTGGAATGTTGAAGCTTGGATAAGTCTTCTGAGTAGTAACGCCATCAATATCACACTCGACTATAAGTCCAGCAAGTTGAACGATATTATCTTCCGAGATACCAGGAATAGAGGTATCAATCGTGATAGTTGCTGTACCAGTAATGAAGTTATCATATACGAAATTAGTGACGTTATAAGAAGATCCACCAAATGTAATCGTACCACCACTTACATACGTGTGGATGAATCTGGATGTTCCAAGATAGACCTTGAATTCATCACCACCAACAGATAGAGAATTGGTTGCTGATCTTACAAACGTGTGAGCAGACTGTGGTAGGTGCTTGATAGAGTTAGCAGTTGTACCAACGAAAGTATGTGTAGACTGAGGTTCGTGCTTAATAGCGTTGGTAGTAGCACTGATAAATGTATGGGTTGTGGTATTGGAAGATGTACCAACATTGATAGTGAAGGTGCCGTCTTGTCTCTCGATAGCATTTGGATCAGCACTTACAAAAGTGTGTGCTCCAGTGTAAGAAGATGGACCAATGTTAACTTCAAACGTATCGCCAGTTACGTTGGAGATCTCCAACCAACGACCAGATGGATAGTCATAACCAGCACGTGGATAAGACTTGGTTACGGTATTACCATCTAGAACACATGTGTAATCTAGAGAATCGTCAGCAATCTTGATGTAGTCGCCTTGAGTAAATCCATGACCAGCAATAGTGAACTCAACAATACCAGTGGCGGCATCATAAGGAGCGTCTGTTGGGGTGTGGGAAGTTGTACCAACTGCTGTGATAGCGATAGACTGACCAGCATATGGGTCAACACCAGGACGTGGATATTGATGCTGAGTCTGGTTATTATCCTGATCACAGGTGAAGGTGAAAGACTCATCTGCTAGGACAACACTACGACCAACACCTAGACCATGCTGACCGACAGTAACCGTCATGTCACCAGTTACGGGGTTATAGTCAGCAGCAGAAGGTGTGAAATACTTGTTAGCAGCAGAGGCACCTACATTAACTGTAATCTCTGTGTCCGAAGGAACAGCAGTGATGTTGATAGATCTGCCAGCGTATGGGTCGATGCCAGGACGTGGATAAGTCTTAGTAGACTGGTTATTATCCATGTCACATGTGAATGACAAGGAGTTATCATCGATTACAATACCTTCGCCAACGTCTAGTCCGTGGGTAGTATTGAGGTTGATTGTCAAATCACCAGTAGCTGGATTGTATACAGCATCTGATGGAGTGAACTGTTGATCAGGACCAGAAACACCTACATTCAACTGGAATGTATTTGTAGTTAAACCACTGCTCAAAACTGGCAATGCCTTGCCACTGGAGTAGTAGTCAGACTGTGGAGAACTGTGCTCAGTCTTATTGCCATCCATGGCACAAGTGAACACCAAGGAGTTGTCAGCAATGGATACACCATCACCAGCTACTAGACCATGGTTTGCTACAGTAAACGTAGAGATACCTGTAGCAGGATCATAGGTTACGTTAGTTGGAGTGAATTGCTGGGCAGCAGAACCACCGATATCATAGATCGAGAAATATTCTTTTTTGAACTCATCATTAATACGACCTACAACTTCATCAGCGATGAACTCTCTATTGTTCTTAATTTGTAGACAAGCATCCTGATATCTTCTAGCAACAGGATTTGCTTGGTTGAACTTAAATGGAGAGTTGAGTAGAGATAGAGTGACCGACTTGGCAACTGATCTTACGGCAGCAAACTGACCAGGATCGTAGTTGTCATTTGTTAGTAGTGGTAGTTTCTTTGGAATGACGAAACGTCTTGATCTACCATCAGGGTCTTCAATGACCTTGTAGATTCTCTGGATACCATTAAGCATCGAGAGGTCAGGTGCTGATGTCGATAGACCTTCGATGAAGATTTCTTGACCTTCTTTGAAGTCGTGAATGTTGTCGGCACCTTGTAGAGCGTTGGTGTAGAAAATAATACCACCAAGATCTTCTGGTGTTCCAGGATCCTGATAACCACCAGTAGCAATTGCATCTTGACCCTGCTGAGAAAAGTCAATTCTGTAAATAGGTAGAGCAGGAGCTTCTGGGTTTGGAATATCCTCGAATACGACCTCACCTTCAGGTCTAATCGAGATAACATCTGTAGTAACTAGAGTATAAGTGTCTCTAATATATGTAAACTCCAGAGTGTCTGGACCATTACCAGCAGCACCAGCATCGTGTGTTGGGTTGGTTTCTCCAGAAGTACCAGCGGCAGAAACGCTGTATGTATGATCAGAAGTCCAAACAATTTGACCTACTGTGTATGCTGTGTTTGGAGCAAATCTTAAAGTATTGGCACCACCATAAGATAGTGTTTCACCAGCAGTGATACCACCAGAAATATTCCTATAATCAAACTCACCAGTAATGTAAGCAGATGCTCCTGTGATGGCATCAAACTCTACTCTAGTAGATTCAATGACACCACCATTAACACCTCTCATCTCAACGCCAGCGACGAGAGAAGATAGACCACCATTATCCTGGAAGTCTGCTCGGAAAGCATCTTCACCAAAGACTTGTGTACCTACAGGGAATGATGTGCCGAAGTCACCATTTGTGTCGGCAGCATATGTGATTCTTTGCTTGTCGTCAAAGACCATAGCAAAGTCCCAAGTAAAGGTATCAGCACCTTCTTGGTCACGATATGTAACACCGATGACGTAGTTCTTGTCACCGAACTTGAAGATGTGCTTTCTTGGGTTAGAAGGACGAATGATAACCAGACGTAGGTTGTCACCAACAATAGAAGCGTCTGGTGGAATTGAGATTGGGTTATCTTCTGTGTAGTCACCACCAGAGATAATAATCGATTCTTTAACACCAGGAGTCTGCCATGCCAACTGACATGCTTTCTTAATAGTTCTAACTGGGTTAACAGCAGAACGACCGTCGTTTAGGTCAGAACCAATCTGCTGTGAAACGTAAATACGACCACCAACGTCATTCGTTGCTAGGTTGAGGACGTATTCTGTGGTAGCAATCTTATCAGATTTATCACCGAGCAGAGGAGTGATAGATCTTGGGTAGATACCTGCTTCACCAGTTTCGTTATAGTATACTTCGTTCTCGTCAGCTACACGGAAACCGATGTGTTTAAATGATACGCCAGGTCTAGTAAGATCGTCTAGAGAATTACCATTGGTCTGGATACCGTCAATATGTAGAGGAGGATCTAGAGGATTGGCAGAAGAATAACCAGTAGTTAGTGCCTGGTATACGTTAGGACCACGAACAACAAAGGAATCTTTTTGGTAGAACTTATCTGCTACCCATTGTGTACCTGTGTTGTTAATAAATGTTTTGAGATTTGGTGCTCTTAGCTGAGCATCTGGAGTAACGAGGTTGTCGATATCTAGGTTTAGAATTCTCGCCGTGTCAGAAATGATAGACGTAGAAGTTCTAATAGCACCGTTGATATCAAGTTCGAAGTCAACAGTGTCTAGGAATGCTTCAGCATCAGCCCCAGCTCCGTTACCACCAGTAATTGATACGGCGGGAGCAGAAGTGTAACCATCGCCAGGATCATCGATTAGAAGACCAGTAACTCTACCTTCAGCGGATACAGAGGCAGAAGCAAATGCTTGACGAGCATTAGGACCAGGAGGAGGAGCAGCTACAGTAACACTAGGTAATTGAGTATACCCACTACCTTGGTTGGTGATTACATATCTGTCAATTCTGCTACCAGTTCTGTTGATACCAACACGTGGCAGTTTCGTGTCGGGGTCAAGCAGAGTCCTAAGTACCTCTTTCTCATCAGCGCCTGTGCCAGACCTAATTGAAAGTACCTCATCTCCAATTAAAGATGGAGCAATAGCTCTTAATTGTTCCCTGTCAGAATTAAACTTAAAGCTCATCTTCTATCCAGCCCGCTGATGATTTTATTTCCTCTATCTATTTAGCATCATGTCCAGTCGATACTTACTACTTTGGTATATACTGCCCACTTGACAGTTTTAGTTGTACCAATCCTTGTTGTGGCATAACTGAACTTATTTGCTCCACCACCAGTGAAGAGTTCGATCTCCCAAGTTTGTCCATCTGGGATGCTATCTTTAATGATAGTTGTCATAGTAGACAACTCGGTTACTACTCCAGAATTATCACACTGAAGAGCACTTTCCAATTTCTGAGTGATGCTAGCCGTGTTGTCATCGTTGACAGCAACAACAATTGACTCAACAAAATTCATAGTGTTGGAGGGGATAGAAAGAATACCATTAACATTATCTACAGAGAGTGTAGACGTGTTAGTTCCTCTCAGGATATAATGCTGAGCAAATGAATCATCATAAAAAGCATTCTTGACTTCTAGTGAGTTTAGATTCGTAGCATCATATGTGTGATTTACAATAACTTTATTAGATACTGAAAATCCACCAACCGAATCTAGTGTATTTAAATTTCCTGCCATTGGTTTTTATTACCTCTTAATTACGGTAGTTACTACAGTGATCTCAACATTGTTGCCATTGATCAAATTGCTATCTACAGTGTAGGTAACACGTACCCTATTAGAAGCATCAAAGTCAAATGTGGAATTGACTATTTCCTCGCCTGTCTTGACATTACCAATCTCTGTACGATATATATCTGTTCCATCGTCAATAACAGTAAACTGGATAAATTCCTTATGACCAGTCTGTTGGTTATGAGCAACCAGTTCTACCTGAGCAGATACAGCAACAGCAGGATCATAAAGAATGGTGGAACTAGAATCAACCGTACCTTTGACAAGAGTGATCTTGGAAGTATGAGTCTTAATATGAGACAACTCAAACTTGGATAGATCTTCGTTGAGAAGTTCTAGACCTTGGAAATTGCCTAGACCAAACGATGTATTATAGTAGATCTTACCTGTGTTTGTAAGTCTGAGTAGTGGATCGGTATTGAGACCAGAAGATAGACCAATATCAAAGTTATTCTTAGAACTGAATAGTAGAGTTTCTCCAGCAGCAGTGTTGTCTAACGTAACATCTTGTGTACCAAACGTAATCGTATCAGCAACAAAATTAAAGATGTTACTAGTTTCAGATTCTAGAGTATCGATATAATTGAATACTAGTTTCTGATCATTGAGTCTTAGAGTTTCGTTATTGGCATTCTTGAAGAACAAAGTGTCTTCGTCAGCACCAGGAGCAGTTTCTGCCTGGATGAATGTATCTTGGTCAATATCTTTAACACCACCAAGACCACCCCACTGAGCACCGTTAAATCCTTCAAACTGACTGTCGTCAGTATTATATCTGACAGAACCTTGGATTGGATTGCCCTTGGAGTTGTTATCACCAACAGGCAGTACAAGAGATGTTGGAGAATCAATGACAACTTTCTGTAGTCCATTGGGTTGGATTACTATATCACTAATATCCGTAGAAATTTTGTTTCCAGCAAGTCTAAGATCACCGTTAACAACCAAAGGAATTGGTTCTGTAGGTCCAATTCTAAATTCTTCTACCTCAGCAATTGTTAATGGAGCAACTGCTAGTTGAGACCACTGAAGTGTAGCAGTACCATTAGTGAAGGCAGTACCACTATTATCCAACGGAGGAGATCCAGGACCTCCTGTTACACCATCACCAGTAACTTCAAATAGATTGAGACCATACTTCAAATACTGACCAGTGGTTACAGAGACATTAGCAACCCACTTATTGAAAGAAGGAATGCCTTGCTTTGTAGATTTAATCTCTTTTACAAAGAAGAAGTCAAGATAATTTCTGTCTAGTTTTAGAGTGATATTATTATCATTGAGAAACCATAGAGTATCATCGTCTGTGCCTACAGATTCTTCAGCAAGGATAGTAGTATCACCATCCAAGTCACGTACACCACCTAGAGAAGACCACGAACTGTTGGCAGAACTATAACCCTCGTATTGATTAGTCTCGTTGTTAAATCTGATTTGACCACTTTCCTCGATAGTTGGTCTTTCAGCAGTATTACCTACAGGCAAACGGAAAGCAGTGTTAGTATCAACTCTTGCTGTCTTACCAAGTCCAGGAGTAAGTTCTAGGTTGCTGCTAGCATTAGTTCCAATAACATTTTGGTTGATAGTCAGAACATCATTAACATTCAAAACAGTATTTGTCTTGATGTCACCAGCAGCAGTGATGCTGCTATTGGTGTAGTTCAAAACAATATTGTTAAACGTTAGAGTCTGACCAACTGCTACAATATCAGCAGCAGTTTCAATATCTAAATTTTGACCAGCAGTAGCAGACAGTTTATCTGCTACCACATCGGTGGCATTAACTAGAGGTGATGTAACAGAAGTGGCAGAAGTCAATTCATCAATAGCACCTGTAGTAGATGTAATTGCTGTTGTTGTCGTGTTACCTGTGCTTACTTCAAACTTGATAACATCAGCAATACCAACTTCCGTTAGTGTAACCTCGAAGTCCGAACCAAAAACTTTTGGGTTGTTTGAATCTAGACTATGTTCACCACCCATATCAGCGTGGTTTGGACAATAATAATAGAGAGGATCTGGAGTTAGTTCGGTAATTTCAATAGTCTTACCATCATCATTATTAGTAACACCAGCAGTGAGTTCAACACCGACGAATGATAGTTCTGTTCCTACACCAGATGTAGCAGGTGCTTCTGATAGAGTTACTGTAGTTCCAACAACCGACTCAACGGTTGTTCCAATATCAATAGCACCATCTCCACTAGCAACAGATATTCCCATTCCAGGAAGAATACCTGTAGCATCAGACACGGTAATTGATGTGGAAGTAGAATCTAGATCTGCTGTTACACCAGTAATGTTGTTCTGTGTTCCGTTGGGATGCTGAGAGAAAGCAATAGGATGTTCGCCAGAAGATCCGTCAGATTGGATGAAACGATACTTGCTACCAACATAAAGAGTCAGGTCTGGTTGTAGAGTTTGATTAGCTTCATCAAACCCAGCGTAGTATAGATTTTTAGTAACAGATCCAGTAGAAGTATATACCGTACCACCACCATTAATTACAAACTCAGCATCTACACCGAGATCTTCGGCAGCAGAACATACAAATGCTGTGACAGCATTATTACTACCACCAGTAATAGCAATAACTTCTAGGTCTGGACCATATTGTGCTGGGGTTCCTGCTTCAGCATCTGGTGGAGTGTATGTGTTTACGTTGTCTCCAACAGACAGAGGAATTGCTGATCCAATAGAAACTTCTTGACCAGCAAATACTGATACATAAACAGAAATTGGTTGAGTCAAATCAGCAGGGTTTACTGCTAGTGTATCTCCTACAGCATAACCATTACCTTCAGCATTTACACTAAGTTCGCTTACAACACCAACAGCATTAATATCAAAATTGAATCCAGAACCAGTGCCATATGGAGGATTGATAGTGAAAGTTACATTATTTTGAGCATTAGTGCTATCGGGAGTAATGCTAACCTCTCCTAGATCTAGATCAATACCAGTGATCTCTCCACTATATCCACCACCACTAATAAGAGATCCTAGAACAATAGATGATACGTTAGGCAGAACAATAGAAGATACTGACTGAGAGGCAAAATCTAGGACAGCAGAACCAGCAACTTCTGGGGCAGCAGATAGAACAAGAGTAGTGCCGTTAGTAACACTGGCAACAGTAGTATCACTAGCAATTGCTCCATCACCGCTGAGTTGAATAACATTCATGCCAGCAATAATGCCAGCGGTAGAAGTCAAGGTCAGGGTAGTACCAGTTCCTAGAGTAGCGGAAAGACCAGAAACACTTCCTGGCAAGTTACCTGTTTGAGTCTGAGATCCAGGAGTGGTTAGATCATCACCAACAGCGTGACCTTCACCCTTAGTTAGAAACTCGAACGTGGCAGCATCAATTACATTGGGATTACCACTGATGGCAATAGTAGCACCAGAACCACCACTCTGTACTTCTAGTTGCTGTACTTCATCAAAGTATAGTAGTTCACTATTTGGGATAGAGAATGTGTCACCAGCAAGGTGCTTACTACCCACATTCTCAATTGTAATATCTGTTAGGGCACCACCAGTAAATTCTAGAGTGATCTGAGTATCAATACCGACTCCAGACGATACTACATTGATACTAGAGTATACTCCATCAGTGTAACCAGATCCACCAGACTGAATTACAAACTGAGGTGTTGATGTAGCAAAGGTTGCTGTCACACCAGTACCAGAACCAGTGCTGACCATTGGGATGTCAGAATAGACACCTGTCAGGTAATTAGAACCATTACTAGAAATACTACCACCAAATGCTTCTACAGAAATATTAAGAGAACCACCAGTACCAGAACCACCAATTACATTAATAGCATCATAAGAACCAGTATCATAATTCTGACCTTCATTGGTAATAGATAGACCAGCAGTTACAAGAGTTTTCTTTCTAACAAAGAGATCTTGAAATGTATAGAACTTTTCTGTTTCGAATCTTACTAGGTCTTTTCCGTCCGATACAAAACCAATTTGTGAATTATCTGGTCTGTATAAACCTAGGGTAGAATCACTAATAAACGAAAGAGAAGGAACAGCTTTCGTTCCGTCACCTAATTTCAGGTTACCTGTCTGTAGGTCACTTCCGCCAGCGGAAATGTTCGATAGGATGTCTCCAATCTGGTTGATTTTTTGCCTTTGAGTTTCAAAGGTATCTGTTCTGGCGACGTTAATTGCTGGCATTTCTTACGATCTCTCTAAGAAGTAGTTTGATTTCAGATAGTTCTTCCTTCAAAGTATTTATGTCTTCTAGTGCATTGTTAAATGTACGAGAAAAGTTTCTGGGAGCGGGTTTGTCAGTGTTGACAATCGCTCCCGTGGTGACATCACGATAAAGATTTTCGTGACCTTCAACTTTTAAATATCTCATCAGTATGAAGCTACAGCTCTTAGGTCTTGGATCTTAGGTACATAAGAAGGATTATCAGTCTTCATGATAATCTTAATAGCGAATGATGTAAATTCGGGTAGATTCGAAGCACTATAAACTAGTTCTTGGTAATCTACTTGCTTCTCAAACTGACCAGAAATGGAGTTGGTTGGAGTAGCAAGGTTTTCTACATCTGGGTTGCCATTAACATTGAATGGAGTCCAGTTAATATCGTCAAAGTTTGCCGAACTGGAAGACTCTCTAATCTTATAGTAAATCTTAACATTCTCAATATCGGTAAGATTCATAGTAGATCTTACATCAATAGAAGAACCAGGATTGTCGATGAATACTTCCTTGGTTACATACTTAGCAACCGAAGAACTATTGACGGCATCTGTTTCTGGAACATAATCAACACCTGTAGTGTAGTCAATTGTGTTGAGTTCTACAAACACAGGGATGTCATCACCAGTTGATTGAACCACATCACCAACTCTAAAGATATCAGGTTGTTGAGCAGATGTTGTTGTTGCTCTATTGTATGCTTCACCATCAGCAACCTTAGCAGTATAGTTGTTGTTGATTGGTTGATAAGAGTTTTCCACAATTAGGATCTTATCTTCAGCATCCCAAAGAATAACCTTACCATTAATCTTATTAGCGTAACTAACAGTAGAGTCTGTTTGAGAATAAGCAATCACATTAGAACCTACACTGAAGTTGAAATCAATTTCAGAAATATTGGTGATAGTAATACCAACGTTTTGAATTTGAACACCATCAGTACCAATGAGGTCTAGTGGTTCGCCCTGTTGGAATGGAGTGAAAGTTCTCAATCTAATTGTAGCATCACCACTATCATAGTTAGTGATAAATCCTTCTGCCTTAGAAGTCTGACCAACCAAAGTTAGATTAGCATCTACTTGACCAGCATTTGTTCCAGTAACAGCAATAGACAAAGTGTAGAGAGGTTGGAACTTGACGATCTGATCTCTCTTGCCATATCTGTCTTCATAACCAGTAGCATTTTCAATTCTATTAGATGCTGTCTTGACCGTAGCAGTACGTAGATCAATAACAGGAGACAGAGCAGAGTTTGATGTGGACAGTCTAAACTTATACTTCAGTGAATGTGCCAAACCATTCATAGTCTGATTAATTCTAGAAGCAACTACTTTCTGATTAGTAAAGAAGTGTTCTTCACCAAGGAATGTCTTCTCATAGTCAACAAAGGAATAAGAAACATAGTTCTTAGTTGGTGAGTCAACAGGAACTACATCAGTAGTAGCAACAAACGACTCAATCTTTGTGCCATCTAGTTGTAGATAAGGAACTTGAGCATAGAGACGCTCGAACTTTCTATTGTAAGAAGCAAGAACAGACTTACCACCACCAATGATGCTAGAACCAGCTCCATTTGGACTTGTAATGTTGTAACTATCAATACCAGAGTTAGAAACTTTATACAGTCTCTGGTTCAAGGTAACGCCAGAGATACCACCAACGTCTTCTGCTTCTTGGAAGAATACATAAGAGTCGCCAGTAGTTTCGAAACCATTATCTCTATGATAAACCTTGACAACAGAGTTGTTATTTTTGAACAGGGTGGATGTAGCATTAGTAGCAGATCTCACACTAGTCTCAAAAGGAGAAACCTGTAGTTTCTCATAACCTAGATTTTCGTTGGTAACTTCAATTTCGCCATCTGTGGTGCTAAACTCAGCACGGTATAGAGTAAACTTAATATCTTCAAATAGATCTTCGGTCCAAGTGTCAGTGTTCTGAGACTTATAAACAGAACCTAGTGAAGGTTGTGTAGTAACAATGTTACTGGTAGCAATTTCAACCTCGCCTAGTTTGGATGCCCATAGTTCATATTCAATCGAGTCTGTCTCAATAGCAAGAGCATACTCAGTATCATTTTGTAGGAATACAGGGTGCTTGAAGTTAAATCTGGTTGGGGTTGTAGATTCGGTAACACCGTCAGAATCAATAGCAATACCCATTCTTACAGCAGGTGTATCAATCTCAATAACAGATTCGATAACAGCACCAGCAGCACCAAGACCAACACCCTTTACAACAACAGATGGTGGTTCGGTATATCCCCTTCCTGAGAGAGAAACCTCACAGTTGTATACCTTGCCATCAGAAACAGAAATCGAACCTGTTGCTGAAGATCCTCCAGGCAACTGAGGACTCTCAATAGTGATGGAAGCAGTCTCGTAGTTGTCACCAACGGCACTAACTTTTAGATCAGTTACTTTACCAGAATCTTTGGCAATGAATACACCAAGAGTGGTATTGTTCAGGTTGTTGTAAGTAGTAACCGAAGGAATAGATAGCGACTCGTTTGCTATAAACGAAGTTCCATTGTGGTTATTAAGAACAAGAGTATAGACCTGTTCCTTATTCAACTGGAAGGAAGTGCTGGTATCATCACCAACTCTTACTAGGTTCGAGTCGAATACTTTAGCGATAGGACCAGCAGCATTCGATGACTTACCAGTTACAATCTCATCTAGATTGATAGTAACAGTTTCGCTTTCGCCTGTGACATAAACTCTTAGGTATGTTTCAGGAGTTAGTGATACTTGTGTACCAGGAATAATATTCTTGCCTGGTTTGCCAGCAGCAATATCAGTTAGATATGCTCTAAGTGGAATGCTTTTACTCTTCTTGCTGAAGAAAAGATCAACACCAGTGGTCATAACGCCACCATCAAAGTTCTCAATCTTGAATGTTTGAGCAAGTGGATTTGGTTTGACTGGATCATCAGTATTGCTATCAACCAACTGAACACCTTCATTTGCTTTGAAGAATGATGTAGCAGTAGAAGTAATGCTAGCAGGATTCTCTGGTGTGATGCCAGCAGCATAGAACTTGACTTCAGCATAAGTATCCACCCCAGACTTGTCAGCATCATCAGAAGCAGAAGTGAATCTAATAGTCTTAGTGCCAGTAGAGAATCTGATCTCTTCGCCAGTTTCGTCGTAGTTGACAGTATCTACATTACCAGTCCATCTAGTGTTGGATACGGGAGGTAGACCAGCAGGAACTAGAATGATACCAGAAAGATTACCATTACTATCTGTGACGAGAGGAGCACCAAAAGTGGAAAGGGAGTTACCTGCCTGACCACTGAAACGACTATCGGGTACAACCCAACGATCAATGTTACGACCTTCCATGAAGACATAAACCTTAGTATCAGGCTTCAGTCTGTTCATGACAAATTTGACAGGAATAGATCTAGCGAAGAACTGTAGAGCAGTGGAAACTTTCCTGTTGTTGATAGTTCTTGTACCAACACCCTTGCCTACTTCATTGTTCTGTGGACTTACATTAGAAGAACTGGCAATAGAAGCAGGTTCTACGGTAGATTCAATATCTTCACTATTAATACCAGCAAGAGATTCAATAGGTAGCAATCCAGCATCAGTACCACACCAGTTTACAATAAAGGAGTTATAGAGACTGGAATAAGCATCTGCTACAACATCTTTTGCTAGGAAGATAGTATTTAGTTTAGTGTTAGTATCAACAACTAGAGGAGCAATGCTTTGATCATACCAAGAATCCTGTTGTGGAGAAATAACACCCTCACCAACATACTGGATAACAACAAAAGGATTAGGATTAATGGTGTTAGTAGCATTAGCATTACCTAGTAGTTCAACGTTTTCATATGGTAGTGTAACAACACCATTGTTAATGACATAACCATTGACTACTCTTTGGTCATCTCTAGTGTTGATTTCTTTGAGAACAAAACTATCTTCTTTGGTCTGTGCTCTTAGGACAGACTGCTGAGTATCGATAGCACATCTGTAATCGTCAGACTTGAGGTTACCAGTTCTATGTGCTTCAAAGTTATCCACAAGGAAACCAGACTTGAATCTGTCTAGACCAATTTCATCCTTGACTTGCATGTTTAGTGCTTGCTGCTCAAGGATGCTTAGAGTAGTATAATACTCAAGACGCTCAATACGCTTCTCTAGTTTACCAATATCCTTCATGGTATAACGCTTGTTATCCACAGGAACAATTCTTACATCCTTACTGTTATTAGTATAAGCAGGGATATGGAGATAGCAGAGAGAAACAGCATCATCTACTGGTTCTGGTTTGGATGGGTTGAGGGAAGCATTACCTTCTTTAATAATGAAGTCACCTTTCTTGGTGAGGAACAGACCGTCGATACGATCTAGATATTGCTTCTCACTGAAGGAGACTGTGTATGGTAGACCAGCATCATTAGCAGGTGTTGCTGTTGGGATGCCACCAGTGCCTAGGAAAGTGATGTAGTCTGTGGTGTCAAATGCTTCAACAATAGATTGATCCTGGAAACCAGTGATGGTAGTATTACCATCAACCTTAGGTCTGAAGTCGATGGAATCTCTAAGAGAGATGACACCATTGACAGCAGAGTTGAATAGAGGAATCTCGTCAGGTAGAACACCTGCCTCATGGAGATACGAGTCAACAGTACAGAAGTCACCTTGAGAATGCTCGAAGAAATCGAACGCTACGACTAGTTGACCAGTAGGAGCATCAAAACCAGGCTTCAATACAATTCTAGAAACATCATAGTATGTGTCTCTTTGTCCATTGTCAAACTTATATTTGTAAGTTACATCAGTACCACTAACCAAGTTGCCAGCTGGATCAACTACAGGTGGGTTAGTTGCTGTACCTTCATAGACATACTTGAGTTTAAATACGTCAGAATAAGAGAAGGTCTCAATGACATCAGAATCATAGTCTTGACCTCTAATAGGAATTACACGGTCACCAGAGGATACAACGATGACACGCTTGTTTCTGATAGCAGTTTTGAGTCTGGGACGTGCTTTATCAATCTCGACAGTAGCAGTTAGTTTTAGTACAGGGAAGTTACTATCGGTAATAACACCAAAGTAATCGGATGGTAGATTCTGGATTCTCAAAGCACCAGCAGTTACGCTACTAGCAGTAATGACAGAATCCTCGACAACGATATATCTAGGATCGATGTAAATGATATCACCGTTTTCTACAACAGTAGAAGATCCTTTACTGAGAACAGTAATCAAGAAATTATTCTCGGTGAAAGGAACAAACTTCTGTGTGCCAACTGGTAGTTGAGCAGTAAACGTTAGGTTACCACCACTAGCAGATAGATCGGTAACAAAGTCTTTTCTTACGTGATACTTGAACTTGGTGTTGGCATCATCATTAACCAGAGATGCTACTTGCTTACTACCAGTTGGGAATACTAGAGTAGCAGAACTGTTTGCTAGTACAGGGCGTAGTCTTACGATAGTGGCGTTAGTTACATTATCAGGTAGAGCATAATCAAAATAGATTCTAGACTTCTCAGTGTTCTGTGGTAGAGTTACGTATTGAACAATGTTCTTGATTACGTTATTATTAGCATCAGTGAACTGAATGATATCGCCTTGGATTAGGTCTCCAGTTAGATCAGCACCAAAACCATTACACTCGATGAACTTCTTACCTTTAGTTCCAAAGAAGGTGAAGTCACTAATTTGCTTGTAATTAGCATAAGTCGTAGAAGAGAAATCAACGTCTGCTGTAAATGTGTAGTTGTTGAATGTAGAAGATAGTGATTTTACATTCTGTGGTGTAAATGTCAGTACCGTGTCCTTAAACAAGACAGGTGTTACAACTGCTTTGTCCGAATTGGAGTCATCACTTGTGAATAGAATGTCAGGTGGAGTAGCATATGTTTGTTGTAGAGCAGATCTATCTTCAACTAGAACCTGAACTACGGCACCACCATACAGAACAACATCAACTTTAGACTGGTCAAAAATTTCACCATTGATGACTACACTAGAAGCATCATTGTAGTTGCTGCCTCTCTTATTGACAACAAAGTGAGAAATAGTATTCTCTTTAGCAATCTTGATGGCGTTTTGTTCTTCATCAATGATTGTTTCGCCAGGAATGAACTGACCAGAAAGAGTAGTTACGAATAGAGTAGAGATACCACTGAAGTTACCTGTAGTATCATTCTCAATGACACCATATGCTTTACTCTCTTTACCGTAAATATACTTACCTTTCTTGAATGTATCGGCAATAATTTTCTTCTCTAGTTTTAGTCTAGTGAAGAACACTGGATTAAAATACGAGAAACCAAATGTAGCATTATATGGAGTGGTAGAAGCAGATCTACCTTTAGAAAGAATAATATCAGAATCTGGATTAAAACCAGAACCTCTGCTGATCATTCTAAAATTCTTAGGTTTCGATACACCAACAATAGGAGTGAAACTTGGGTTGTAATCAACAACGACACCATATGGGTTGGAAGAAGTCTCCATCAATGTTTCAGAAGTATAAATGTATCTTCTGTAATCAGTCTCACCATCATCATATTCTTTCATGAAGTTATCGAGAACACTCTTGTCACCAAGAATGGTTAGTTCACCAAATACAGCATTACTAGCAGGGTTAACTTCGGGGCGATTGACAATTGCCTTACCAATAACTGTAGCACGCTTACCTTGAACTGTTCCTGTACCTCTAGTAGTGACAAAGAATATTTCATCAGGAAGGTCGGATGTCGCTACAGGTTGATCTACTAGAGACTGAACATAGATGGTCATGATACCATCTTTTAGATTAAAGACCTGTGACCTTCTACTTACGGTATCTCTAAAATATCCATCAGGTTCTAGACCAGAGAAACCAATAGTACCATCATTAAATACACTGTTTAGAGAAACAGATGGGTAACCTGTGCTGATGTCACCAACACTGTTTAGAGGAACACCACCAAATACATTGGTTACATTAAACTCGGATAGACCCTTAGATTTAATTGTTACATTATCACGTTGTAGGGTATCTCTACCTTTACTAACTTCTAGAGTCTTAGACTCTTTGTTGATGATTTCATATCCTTTGACATATGCCTTACCAGAACTTACATGCAAGACCATCTTGCCTTCTGCTTCTGTCTCGGTGTAAGTCTTATTGATTAGACCAGTTTCGGTATTGAGAGCATACACACCATTGTTACCACTTCTCTGGTAATATTCTCTAACATCATAGTCAAAATCTTCTACAACGTAATCACCAGACTCGTCGTAAGTTCTTCTTGCTAGAGTTTCTTCTAGAAGAGTATAGTCTGCTGGTTTTACTTGCTTCTCTACAGTTCCGTTCTTAATCTGAACTAGTTGGATAAAGTTTTTATCAGTATTAGCAGTATAATCAAACTTAGTGAGGGTTAGATTGATGCTAAGACGATGAGCACCAGGAGCAGAGGAATTTGAGAAACCTCTGGCGTTATCTGTTAGGGAAGCGTCCTCTTCTGGAGTTACAACGTCTTCACTTACAGTAAAACCTACCTTTGCTGATGGTTTATTATAATATTTGTTAACTACTAGGAGTTGCTTCTCGTTTCTTACAAAGAAACCGTTGACAAAGTAGACACCTTCCTGTACATCAACAGCAGTAGCAAATCCCATAGCAGGACTGGTAAGAGTTGAAATCTGACCAGAAATGGGATCTTCTATATTAATACTGGTAGGGAGTACGCTACCATCTGTACCAACGACAAGTAGGGGAGTATTGATACCACCAATGACTTCTAGCGTTTCACCTTGTCTGAAGGTGGTTTCGTTGCTAGCACTACCACTTGTGGTATATTTGACGAACAATGTATCTGCTTCGATGTCAGACCCGTACTCAGCACTCAGTACGCGCCCAACAACTCCCGAGTTTAGACCCGAGAGTTGTGTTCCGACAAGTTTTTTAATGTCGTATTTCTTATAAACAATCTGTCCGCCTTCATTTACGGCGACTTCAGATACAGAAGATAACTTGACGTAATCAAGCTTGGTGTTAAGTCCAACCTCACCAGGGATGACTTGCTGTCCCTGCTTGAAGTTGAACTTACCAAAACTCTCGATTTGATTCTGAAGAATCGATTGTAGAGAAGTTAATTCCCTAGTCTGGATCGAGTATCCAGGTCTGAACAAAACCTTATAAAAGTTTTTGCCAGCATCATAGTCATCATAATAAGGTGCTACATTAAGGTTAGTCTTCTGTGGCATGTTACTCCGCCAAATACTCTACATTGTTCGTTGAAGTATTTAGCGGAGTAAAAAGTAAATCAGAACTCGATTACGAGTTTGATGTCTTCAATCTGGTCAGCAGCACGAGTGATGAGACGACGGTTCTCAACATAGATGATTTCACCAGAGTTGTTGCCAATCTCAGGAGAGGCAAGACCCGAAGCAAAAGTAACACCTACGAGTGTGTCGTTGTTACCACCATCAACAGTACCAGAAGCAAGAGACTGAGCACCAGCAATTGCTTGACCGCTGTTCTCAAACTCTCTTACAACACCAGCATCGGTGTGGAGAGAAGGAGACTGGATGTACTTAAGAACACCAGCGCCACCAGGACCAGCATTGCCAGAATCTCTTTCCCAAGATACGACTGTACCATAAGCAGTACCACCAGAAGCAGTTGTCTGAGAAATGGTTTCGTCAGCAACATAGTCAGCAGTAGCACCAGTGACCTTGACAGCATATACACCACTTAGAGTAGGAGCGGTAGCGAAAGTAGTACCACCAGCAGCATATGGGTCACGGATGATGCCGATACGACGGAAGTCGTTGTCAACAGGGAAGTCACCAGAACCTTCAGCGTAGGTTAGACGGATGTTCGTCATAACACGCTTAGCGTTGAGTTCTTCTTCCATGTTGGCACCATGTCCACCCTGAGGAGGAAGAATAACTTCAAGAGCACCAGTAGCGTTAGAAGGAACAGCACCAGTAGCAGAAGTTGTTAGACCAGCGTCGGTATAAAGACCGATAGCAGAACCTGTCCAACCTGGATCGCCATTGACTAGACCATCTTGGAGAGGAACAGAAGCATATGTATAACCAGAACCAGAATCGGTTACGACGACAGCAGAAAGAGAACCACCAGAAACGGTGATCTCAACCTTACCACCAGTACCATCACCGACGATAGGAGCATAGTATGTGCCGTTGGTTAGACCAGTGCCACCATCTTCGATCAACACAACGTTGATAGCGTCAGGATTAGCAGTAGCAAGTGCTTCAGTTGCCTGACGAGTAGTGTCCGATGTGAGGACGATTGGCATGAAGTCGGTGGAGAGGAAACGTAGTACGTCATCGGTTGGGATGGTGTACATATACTTCCAAATATAACCATTAGCAGCAGGATCTTCGGTGAAGATGCCGTTAGCATAAGTACCCTGACCAGCAGAAGGAGTGGTCTTTGGTTCGTTGGTTACAGTTTGACCAGCTGGGTTAGCAGGATTCTGACCATTATAGAGACACTTGAATACTTCATACTGAGAGTTGATCAAGTAGAACTTAGCATCAGCAATATTGGTAGCGCCAGTAGCACCAGCTTTACCAATCTGACCACCAGAACCAGGAGTTGTGGAGTAGTCAGGCTTCCACATGTCGAAGAATGGGTTAGCAGCGGTATCCCAGTTGAAACGACGGATTACGCTACGAGCAAAGTCGGTAGTAATACGCTTAGCAGCAATGATGTCATCATAAACATCATACTTTTCGGTTTGGTTGTCGAGTGGTACAGGAGGAACATCCTCTGTAGCATAACGATACACACCAGTCAATGCTTCAGCATTGGTGTCGGCAGTACCGTTCCAACCTTTAAGTGCTTGCCCTGGTGTAGGAACAGAATTGGTCTGAGGACCAACAGTGTGGAGAAGGAGCGAGTTCTCGTATACTTCTCTAATTGTCGCCTTAAAAGTGGCGGAAGCATAGTTAGCGCCAATGTAAACTTCATTACCTGCTACAAAAGGAGTAGCATTAGCATTGAAGATTTCAAGGTAGGCATCCCATCTTTGGGGGCGACCCACAAAGAAATACATCCTTGTTCTCTCGGTAGAGGTGTCTGCGCCGCCAGTGGGCTCAGACAACGACTCAAGGAATTGGGTGGCGTTAAAAATTCTAAACTTGTCTGAGATAATAGCAGCCATTGATAATCTCTCGATGTGTGAACGTTTTGTCTGATTTATTTATATTTATACGATAGAGAAGGGAGTTGCTAAGTCTCCGCCTAATGGGAGACTATCTCCTCTCTCTAGCTGGCATCCAGTCAGTTTGTTGGTGCCGCTCTTGCCAGTATAAGAGATTACAGACAAGGTATCAATATATAGTCCACTATTGTTTCTAATTATAATATGTCCCGAAGTTGGGAAATATTCGTTAGAATCTAGTGTCATTTCACCATTGATATCGATACCACTAACAACCTCAGACATTGGTTGTTGATAGGTAGGAATACCAAGGTTGAATCTATCACCATTACCAAGCAGAGCAGATTCTGCTCTAAAGTCAAAATCACGAATGTTCAAAGTTGGGTAGATAGCATCTACGTCAGCAATAGTTAGACCAGAAGCAATACCACTATCAACCTTAGCATTAGTTTCGAAAGCACCCAGTGTCAAACCAACATTACCAAGGTTGTAATCCTCAAATCCTGGAGGAGCATTCTGGGATCTGTTTTCTACGATAAAGGAAGAACCATCTCTACGAATTACTTCATTATATGGATCAAGCAGGAATACTTGATTACCATTTCTCTGGAAGATATACTCTTCTAGTACATATTCTTCAATGATAAAGTCAACAATAGCATAACGATAATCAATTTCTGTACCACCAGAAGCAGTAGCATTCACACCACCAAGAACCATAGAAATGGTGGTAAACTCGGTATTAACATCCTGTACAGAATTTACAACATCAGTCACCCTGTGGTGCATAATGAATGGTTGAGTAGAAGTTTGAATTTCTCTCAGGGCAGTTCTGTTTAGGTTGAGGTTAGTAAATGTTACAATGTTAGACGATAGAGAATCAATACGAGTTTGTGGATTCTCTATAATCTGTGTGGATACACTAGTTACAGTAGACAGAACATCAAATGCAACTGTGTTGGTAATAAGTGTAGACTCATGTGAAGTAGTTACTACCTTAGAAGTAGAGGTTGCTGTGGCAGCAACACTACCAATAGAAACAGAAGAAACAGTTGAAAGGTTATCAACTTCAATTTGCTGTTCTTGAGTCAACTGAATTTCAGTTACTTCTGGACCAGCAGTTAGAACTTCACCACTTACACCAAATACATCAGCAAGACCAGCAGATGCTTTGAAGACTCTAGAATGAGTAGCATGTGTCTCAGTAACAATATTATATGATGTTGGTGGGATAATGGTGATCTGCTTATCTACACGCTCTAGAATAACTTCTTCTTCTAGATCAATAGATTGCTTTATTTCATTGATATTTGTGAAAGTATCAATAACTTCACTGATAGACTGAATTTGTGCTGTCTTCTCTATATTAGTTACAGAAGATTGAGCAACGCTACCCTCACTGAGGATAGTATTAACACCACCAGAGAGAAGAACAGTGAATTCAGGTTGAGATAGAATTAGATCGCCAGGGTTGTGAGCAATAGCGGTAGTTCCCTGATATCCTCTAACAACGTCAAGGAATCTGTCGTCTTCTTTTCTTCTATAGTAAATGTATTCACCACCAATAAGGATTCTGGCAGGAGTATCTGGGAATCCTTGAGTATTGGCAGCATAGATGATAGTAGAGGTATCGGAGATAGGAGCATCAACAAATGTTCCAAGACCACCAGATGTTGGAATGCCTTTTGGTTCAAATGCTTTGTTTGCCTTGATCTGAATGATCTTATTGATTTCCTCTGTAGTAATAGTCTCCAGAGTAGCAAGTGCTTCGAATCCAACAACACCACCAATGACTTGGGTAAGAACTCTTTCGGTATTGAGTTCAATAACTACTGGAGTAATGAATGCTGGGGTCTTAATATCGATAGAAGTTGGGAACTTCTCATCAGTCATTCTAGCGTCACGTTCTTCACCAAAGAGAGTATTAATGCCAGCAATAATCTGTCTATTAGTGTTCAGTTCTGGATCAAATCCACCAAAACTGACAATAGAAGCAATAGCCTGAGGACTGAATGGACCACCCTCAATTCTAATCTCGGTATTACCGATCATAGAGAAGACAGAATCAATTTCCGTTTGGATTCTGATTTCTGTTAGAGTATCAATCTTACGGGTCTGTTCCTTAATTCTCTTATATCTTCTTGCTACTACAACTCTTGGTGGTTGGGTGTATCCAGCACCACCATTAGTTAGAACAACATCAAGAATCTGACCACCATAAGCGATAACTTCTGCTTTTGCTCCACCACCATTGCCGTCAACAGGAATGAAGTGAACTTCAGGGGTAGTGAAGTATTCGTAAGCAGTTGGTTGTAGAAGAATACCTTCGTCGAAGTATAGTGACAGGTCTCTCTGGTTAAACTCAACGTCAGCAACATTGAGAGTAGTGATAGCACCAAACTGGTTTACACTAGCAGTAATACTTAAACCTTCGCCTTCAGTATCACCTTCATAGTTAGTTGCCTGAACCTTAGCATAGTGCTCATTTTCAATATAATACTCATTAACATATGACTTGGTGTATACTTGATCAGGAGTTCTTATAATCTCACGATACTCGCTCTCGCCATCAATGAGAATCTTGTCTCCAGGTAGCAAGTTGGCAAACATAGAATTCTTGTTATTCCATGCTTCGAGACCAGCTTCAACACCAAACAACCAAGAAGGAACGTTCTTCTCTAGAACTCTTTCACCTTCGTCATCTGTCTTATAGGTCGCTTCTACAGTATATGGTCCAGTAATAGGATATACCGTATATGTGTCTTCTGCTAGACAGATGTCTAGACCTGTATTTTCATCAAACTCAACGTTTACATTATGCTGTAGTGTAAGAATAGCTTCGTCAGGAAACTCGTTAGATACATTCTGTACTTTACCAACGATAGTTCCACCTTGCTTGAGGTGGAAGTTTTGACCAGCGAATTGATCAAGTTGAGGTCTAATTCTAGTGCCAATACCAGCACCACGTAGTGTTACACTAATAGTATTTCTGTAAGAAAATGGTTCGAAATCGTAGAAAGTAAGAGTCTTTGCTACATCTCTACCATACATCAAAATGATGTTAACATCTTGTACCGCTCTATTACCAGCAGAGTTCTCGGAGAACTGAAGTGGTTTGGTAAAGGTAATATTTGGACCGACGATAGTGTAAGAATCAGTATCTCTCTGTAGAACACCATCAATAAAGACCAAAGCATACTTCGGATCATCAATTTTTCTTACAGAATTAGTTACTTCATCTTGGATCAGATATGGTCCACCAAATCTATATTCATACAAATCGGAGTTAATCTTCAAACGCTCATAACTACCAATGCTGTAAATAAAGCACTTCTCATAATTCTTAAGAATTTCTGGAAGTTCTTCAGGGGGTCCATAAAGATCTTCATTATCAATAGGTGGTTTTGTAAAACGAATGATATCTGCTACAGTATCATCTTCATCTCTAATGATAGAGTAAGAATTGCCAAATGGTTCGGTTTCGGTAGTTCTTGCTTTCTGAATAACACCATTCAAACCAACAATTAGATTCTCGGTATCTTCTGTCTTGACGATAGTACCATCTTCCCAATATAGAGAGAAGTCTGTGGTGTTGCCATCAAACTGATCAGCAATTGATTTAATCTTTCTAAAGTATCTGTCATTAAGAGCAGATTCCTTGAATTTGATTGCTCTACCATAGAACTTAACAGGGTCAACATCTTGACCCTCTACAACACGGGCACCAAGAGGAGGTTCGGCAAAAGTGATTCTGTTGCCACTAATAGTAAATGCTTCGCCTGGTTCTTGGAAAATACCATCTAGAGTACAGATGAGTTGCTCATTTTTGGTAAGTTGTAGTGGTAGATTGTTCTTCTTATCAATTAGAGTAAACTCGGTGTTACCAACCAAGTTGCCTGTAGATAGATCGAACGTACCATCAAAAGCAGGAGAAAGACTTACATTGTAAGTAACCGTCTCAGTAGCATCAAACGTATCGATAGAAATAGAACCACGACCCTCTTCTACTTTGAGTTGCTCTAATTTCTGTTGAATAACAGTAACAAGTTTGGATGAAGTTAGAGATGTAATCTGTACAGGTGGTAGTTCAATCGTGCTAACATAATTAAGCGATGGTTGAGTGGTAGGCATTGGTGCCTCACCTTGACTCTCAACAACCATCTCACCAAACATCTGGAATCCAGCTGGGTGAGTAGTCTTCTTAATTAGGTCTCTCCACTCAGTAATAGAAGTCTTCGACTTAATTACATAAGAATAGTCTTGATAGAAGAAAGAGTCTTGTAGACGCTGGTTAGCATTACTAAGTTTACCTCTATCAGAAGTATAGTATCCAAAATTGTCTACATAAGACCTGATATCAGGTTCAAACTCTGTAGACAACTGAGCATACAGTGTAGCGGTTCTGCCACCAAGAACAGAAGTAATCTCACTACCACTATCGAAAACCCCAGTGATAGCAACGACTTTCAGCAGGTTGCTTCCCTCTCTAAAACCATCTTGAGCAACAACAGCAGTAGCATTTGTTGTCAACTGTCTAATTTTCTCACCAGAGAAGAATCGATCACTAATGTTTCTTAGAACAAATGTTGTTGGAGATTCGTAAGAACCCAACTGAGATTTGTCAGCATTAAAACCACGACCAGGATTATTGATCTTGACATTTTGTGGCAAACCAATGTTGTTAGACTCTAGATAGATCTTTACATCAGATTCAATGATTTTTGCTGTTGGTTTATATGTAAATCCACTGCCTTGCTTCAATACAGCAACTTGACTGAGTTTACCGTTTAGATGACTACACTCATACTCATATTTGATGCCATCAGTGTCTGTTAACAAGACAACTGGTTTAGAATAACCACCACCTTGATCCGTGATATTAAAACCAGTAACAACCTGTAGAACAGGATCCCATACAGGATCAACAAATGCTTCGTTTACAGCAGTTGGTTGGACACCATATACAGTAGGAATCTTAGCATATCCCTCACCAGTGTTGACTACTTTGACAGAGTGGATGTTACCTTCAGCAAGTCTGGCGCTAGTAATATACGACATTGTACCACTACCATCGTATGCTGGAGTTTCATTGACCCCATAAACAAACTTGGTTTCTGTGCTGTACAAGACATTCTTGATTCCTGTCAATGGATCGTCAATAATCCTTAGATAAGAACCACTAGTGTCTACATTAGGAGATACCTTAATAAAGTAGAAGTAGTTCTGGAAATTAATTGCTCTTCTTTCTTGATAAGTATTCGTAGAGATAGCAGGTCCAAATCCCAATTTAATGGACACAAAAGCACCAGCATTACCAGGAGCAATACCACTAGTCTCTTTTTCTTCAGTAAAGATATTATAGTTAGCACTAGATGAAAAATCTAGATATGTGTCAAGCATCGAGAAGTGACTAACATCAAAAGTATATTTGTAATACTTCTGAACATCAAGAACAGGATTGATTTGGAAATTTGTATTGTCTGTGGAAAACTCAAGTTTGAATGCTTCTTCCTCAACAGTTTTAAACTGAACTAGTTTCTGTGGAATAGAGCTATCGAAGAACGATGAACTGTTAGACAATACCTGTGGTTGATTGGCATTGTAATCATATGAAACATCAATTACATGAGTTTCAGAATTGTACTGATTGAGATATGGTTTAGTGATATCATCACCGAATGGTCTAAAGTCATCACTAAATCTATAGAATCCATCTTTTAGTGTTACGGTAGCACCATCGTAATGATTGGTTGGAGTTGTACCTTGCTGTCCTCTTTCAACAGTAACTTCATCAGTAGTAGTATCAACAGCAGTAACCTTAAGAACTTCTGGACCAATCTGAATGAAATCTTCCTGAGATAGATTGTTTACGTTAGTTAGTTTAAGAACAGTATTGCTATAAGCAAATCCAACATGATCTACTTCCAGAATCAATCTATCTGGTCTAGATTCACCAACAGACCTTTGTAGGGCAGCATCAGAAACTGTTAGACGATCGCCTTTCCGATATCCTTTACCCTTAGTAGTAATCAAAATAGATCCAACACCACCAGATCCTAGACCTTGTGGATTGGATACATCAATAGTTGCCAAAGCATTACCAGCATCCCCAGGTAGACCCACACCAGGCCTTGCTTGGGTAGAATCCACAAAAATTAGTTCAACCTCATAATAAGTGTCGGCAGTATAACCAAGACCACTATTCAAAACATCAGCACTACCAATACCAGGATCAGTAATAGTAGAGTTGTGCTGTGGTTGTAAAGCAGTAGCAGTTTGATACAAACGCTTTCTTACATAATACTCGGTTTCGGTAGAAGCGTCATCTGGTAGAATATCTACAACTACTTGATCGCCTGCTCCTAGATTGTGATTGGTTGTGGTAGTAGCAATAGCAATGTTCTCATTTACAGAGAATGGATTTAGACCTGTGCTTAGTGAGTTGATAGAAATAATCTCTACACGGTTGCTATCACTGAGGTTAGAACTTCTTAGGTAATAATTAGATGTAACAAAGAAATTGGCATTACTAGTTACCTTTACCTTAACAGAGTTCTGTCTGCTTGTACTTTCTAAGATTTCGCCAGTCGCTTGATCTTCATTGTCATCATTAGTCAATCTCATCGTAGCGCCAGCAGTAAAGTTGGCGTCAGAATCCAAAACTAGAGTTACAACAATAGTTTCGGAATCAATAGGTCTAGTTGTGTTAAATGTTCCATTAACATTCCTGAGAACTAATTCACTGGCATTGAATACATCACCAATAAGATCTCCAGTAGCAATGATGCCACCATCTTCTCCTGTCTGACTAATTTCATCTCCAGCGAACAAATATCCACTTTCTTGAATTTTAATTTGTGTTGCTTTTGTCTGAGTACATTCAATCGACGAAACATCAACACCTGTAACACGATCTACATTGACAACAGCACCGCCACCATCAGTTTTGGTATTGTTTAAGTATACAGTGTTACCAGGAGAGAAGTTATCAGTAGAAGATTCTACGTAACCAGAAGAGATATTACCTTTTTTGACATCTTGAATCAAAGCACCGAACTCACTACCATTACTTTCAGATAGACTAGATCTGAGTGCTTTCAACCCTACAGGAATATCATCCTGAGAAATATTAGAATTGTAGTTAGAATCTACTGGCAGTGAATAGTAGTTCTTACCAAGAAGATATGGGAACTGAGGAACTTCATTAGAGTCTACAGTAATGAAGTAAGCGTATGTACCATTTGGATATTCTGGTGTTACACAGAATCTACCATTGTTCTGATCTAGTTCAGTTTTGCCAGAGTTTACACTAGGAACCCACTGATAGTCATCAATAAATGTACCGAGTGGATACTTACCAGTATCAGGACCATTTGGTCTCGAACCTTTAAGATCATAACCACTAGCAAGTTTTGTTAGAGAAGAACCAGTATCTACAGGATCGCTGTATCCAATTGGTCCATAGATTGGATTGCCATCATAGGCATAACCAATAATAGGAGAGTGGATATTCTCATTGATCAAGTTGGCATTATAAGCACTGTCACTAGAATATGCTTTCTTTCTAGCATTAACTGGATTAGCAACATAAGCATAACCATAATCTCTCAATGGGTTGTAGTTAGCAAATACTGTGCCATTGCTGCTATCTACATTATTTTTGATCTGCTCGTAGCGGTTATATACCCAACGCTTGATTTTTGCCGAAGCAACAGCACCCTTGCCAACTGATTCAACAAAAACGTTAGTATATCCTCTAGTGTAGAATCTACCTTTAGAAATCTTTTTGACTTCACTAATACTACCATCAGAATCAAGAATTGCTTCAAACTCAGCAAAGTTACCTTTACCAAGTTGGTCTACGATACGAATGACTGGTGGTGTAGAATAGTATCTACCAGCATTAATGACATTCATGCTAGTAATAGCACCAGCAGTAATTACTGGTTCTAGAACTGCCCCTTCACCAGAAGTGATTCTGATAGCAGGATCGTCATCAAAGTTTTCTGTAGTTAGAATTTCAATTTCATTTAGAACATTACCATTGAGTGTACACCTTGCTTTGCCAGGTTGCTCATTGACAAGAATAAATGGTGGGTTAGCGTAAGAGAATCCTCTGTTCTCAACAGTTACCGACTCAATAGCACCTTGCTTGACGAATTCATCAGATTTGTATCCCAAAGCAGGAACACCATCAATGAAAATACCAACATCTCTATTAGAAGTTTCATATACTTCTGTGGTGGTTACAGGTTGCTTACGAATTAGTTTTAGGTGCTTTTGGTCTAGTAGATTCTCGCCATACTGAGTATCTACAAGAATATTTCCAGAAGGATATGAAGAAGAGGCAATATAATAGTATTGGTCATCCTCAAACACTGCTCCTACATCACCGACGAACTGTTTAGTGACTCCTTTGATCTGAACAGTTTGAGTCGATGGAGATTCATTGATTCTCCATCTATTCCTTCCTAGAATAGTATCGAAGATAATAGGATCATTAGTTTGGAAACCAGCGTCTCCAACTTGGACCATATCACCACGAACAGAATATGGTGCTTGCTCGGATGGCAATAGGTTGTACAACAAACCTAGTGTAGTGATCTTTACATCACCACCAGTGATAGTAGAATAACGGAATACGCTCTTACCGATATTGTGGTTTCTGATAGGACCAAGACGTTGATCGATAATAAACTGATTAACAGTTTTGTCCTTATATGTAATAACTTCATCACCAACTAGAATCTTGCCCGTCTTGGGAAATCCCATTGTAGACTTGACAGTGATTGTATCATTACTAGTAGCAGTGGCAGACAATATGACAGTAGTTTCAGTTCTACCAGAAACTTGGAACTGACCATTGACTGTAGATGGTTCTAGAATAACCTCGTACAAGTCTTCTTGACCATCACTACCAATAGAGATGACATTATCAACAACTGCCTGAGCAAACTCAATGCCTTTATCGTAACCATCAATCTCTTGGGTGATACGCTCACCAATTAGACTGAATACATCACCAGTGTTTACTTTTACCTTTAGTGAATAGTTTTTAGTCCAATCTGATACAGATGCCTTAAGTGTGTAGTTCTTTGGTTTGACAACCTCAGGTACATCTAGTGGATCATCAGTAATGATAGCGTTAAACAAGAACTTGATCGACTTGTCGGTGCCCTTTGCCTTGTAGAACGAAGAAATATTTTTAATTAGGGATCTTTTATCGACACCCTCTTTGAGATATGCTTCTGGGAATTCAGACAGATATGTCTTCTCAAATTCCTTAACTAGAGCATATAGAAATAGATTACTGATGTTTCTTACAACATCACCTTGATAATGTGGGACAGCAGCAGTTGTAACGAATGCTGACTTGGTATACAAATCTCCTAGGGTGGTGTTACCACTTACACCTCTAGAGACTTCACTAAAAACATTGCCGCTTCTAGTCTGATAAAATAGAATCTCGTCACCAATTTGAACATAACCGTTCTCTTCAGGGAAGGAATCCCCATCACGTGCCACCTCAAAAGAACTAGCGTCAGCAGCAATAGAACCAGATAGTGTAGATTGTTGATTTAGTAGGTTCTTTTCATAAAAATTGATATCTCTATACTGATTTAGATTAGAGACAATATCCAACGGTTGACCAGCAGACTCCTGCTGTTCGTAATACTTTTCTACGAACTTCGAGAAATTTTCGTACTCATACTGGATAAACCCTGGGAGTTGTGACTCGATCAGGGACGATAACCTTCTCTTCTTGGCTGCCATCTAATCTTACTCTGGGTATACCGTGAATTTACTCTTAGTTACATCAACATCTAGATATAGTTCTCTAGAAGCATTAATATCATTCGACTTGGGTTTGACACGAATTTCAATTTTATTATCACTGAAACTACCTTGGATGATAGTTACATCATACAATTTGATCTCACCTTTCACATAATCAACGGTTCCAATAGAATCGTTCAATGTGATTTTTTCGCCAGTCAAACTGTCTAATCTATATAGGACGATTATGCCATCCCTATCTTCAAAATACACTGTGTATGAAGGGAACTCAGTGACTTTAAACCCTGTAGACATCAGGGTTGGACCATCACAAGGTTCATCAAATTCATTCTGATAACAAACCTCATAGAATGACGTAGAATTGATCTGAGGATAGAAATCCTTCCTCATCATAATCGTCGTGGCATTAGAGGAAATAGAGCGATCACTATTGTCAATAGTTGATACAAACTTACTATAACGGAACTTGCCGTTGAACTTCTCTACCGTAGATTGTGCCAGGTAAGAATTGATTCCTGAGATAACTTTGTTTCTAATCTCTTCGGGTTTCTCTGTAGTTACTGAAGTGTTGTAATAGATGGCACTAGTTGCCTCAATATAGAGAATAGAGGGGTCAATGATCTCTGGAGTGACAGAAGCAACCATATACTCTCTCATCTTGTCTACAATGTTCTTCTTTGTAGTAGAAGACAAGAAACTGGCGTTTTCTGGTTTGATGACAATCTTTACTTTGCCGTATTCTGGTGGATCATCCTCTTCACCACCAAACGTGATGATGTCCGAGATAGCAGGATAGATGTTTCTTACAATGCTGCCATAGTCATTAGCAGTAACAGCACGGTCTTGAGTGCTGAAATACTTTGGAGCGTTGTATTTGATCTTGGAGATCGACTCGATACCAGCACCACCATTTGCTGCTACGGTTGCTGAAGAGTTGACAGAAACGTTATAGACGAATCCAGTGTTGCTAAACTTATCAGTAATGACACCATTAAAGGTAAAGCTCTTCGCTCCATTGGTGTCAGCACCATTAGTAACTAGGTATGTAATCTCGATCTTGTTACCATTGTCGAGTTTGCTGCCTAGAACTCCATCACCAAAGAACAATTCATAACGCTCATCCTCTACTTCATCAAGGAAGAATGCTTTGGACTGGGAGTCTACATTGAGAATGTTCTCAGCATAGTCGTAAACGGCGTAGGAGGTCGATTGAGCACTCTCGTATACCTTTACCCTTACAGAACTAGTATCGACGCCTGGGTTCTGAATAATGAACCTCTGGGAGGGTAGAGAGGTATTGACAACATAAGTGCTGGTAATCAGGGTTCCTTCATAGATAGGGATGCCATCAAAGTAAGCAACGCCGTTTTCCACAGGCACCGACTGGTCATCAACTGTTACATAAGAATATAGTGTATCATTGAATACAGTTGTGAAACCTGTTCCCTTCTGTAGTACAGATACTTTTGGAGAAGCACCAGGATAGGTCACAGAGAAGGTCACCCGTGCCTCTGGAGCGACCTTTGACTTGGGTCTATACCCTAACTGCTTGGCAAGGGCAATAACGTTGTCCCTGAGGGTTGCTGAGTCCAGGAACAGTTCGTTCACCACCATGTTGGCGTTGAACGCTGTATAATACGTATTATAAGCAAGAATGTCCAATAGGACACTCATTGACGATCCTTCGAAGTCATACGACGTAAAGTCAGACTGTGCTCTCAAATATTCCTTGAGAGCAGTCTTAATGTCTTGAAAGTCTAAGTTTGATACTTGTACGTATGACGCCATGGTTATCTAGTGCTCTCTAGGAAGAATTCGATGTTTGTTTGTAGATCCGCTCTACCACGAATCGAGTATTCTAAATTAATGTCATAACCATTATCATCAAAGTTAGTATCAACATTCAGTTCACGAATTTCAATTCTCTGTTCATACTTATTGATGACTTCATAAATCTCATCTCGTATGATCGCTGCCGTACCAAAATCCAAAGGTTCGAACAATAAATCCGCTAGAGCAGTTCCCAAATCAGAATTAAAGAGTCTCTCACCCTTTCGGGTCAATAAGAGACTCTTAATAGACTGTTTGATGTCTGCACTATCTTTTACAACTTGTAAGTCATCTGTTACAGGATGAGGCTTAAAGTTGATGTTGAAATCCTTAAATGTCTGGAATTCAGGCATGAAGACAGTTTTATTGACTATTTATCTTACTTCCCAACAAAACCATCGTCCCATTCTGCTTGACTAAGGAAGTTCGCTAACTTCTTTCTATCATTACGTTCACAATACATCTTCAACCATTTGTCCGCTGCTTGATCCGTTATGAGTGTCATTCCAGATTCGACGAACTGTTTGCTCTTGTCTACTGGTGAATTTGCCATGGATGATCCTCTCGTACATTTCTTGGTGCCAATGACTATAATAGTCGGTTTTATGAAGCTTTTGTCTCGCCTCTAGTAATTTATCTCGGCGCTGACACAAAATAAGATTATCTTTACCAAAATTACTTTGAACGCCGTTTATAAACGTTGGTTCGTCTTTATGGTCGTCTAACCATATATGATCTCTATACATCATATTAAGAGTATCAACGGTTGCCATCATAGCAGCAACGCTACAGTCTCCAACAATAAAAACGGTTACATCCGCGCCTTCTATCAGAGTCACCTCGCTCAGAGCGCGTTCCTCTATACGAACAGACGCAGAAAAAGCGTAGGGACATATGGCATACCCACCAAGTTCCCCACGCTTCATAGAAACATGCTTAATCCATTCTCTTACTTCACTTACCTTGTCCACGATACTTCTTCTTTGCTTTGTTTCTGCTAGTGGCAGCATACTTCGTGTTCTTCCCCATACCCTGACGGGTAGATTTGGGAGTAGCCTCGATCAGTTTCTGACCACTCAGTCCGACTTTTGCTCTTGCCATAATAACCTCAGTTGACTTTCATATTATACCATAATCATCCAGAACTGCCAATTAACACTGTTGCTGGACCGTATGGACCAACTAGTGGTCTAGGACTACCTGCCATTGATGCTTGGTCCCCTGCTACCGCTGGCAATTGATTATTAAAGAACACAGTAGTATTTACTGTTGCTTGAATAACTCTCACCCCTGGTTGGCATGGTGCTGGAATAAGTGGATTTACCTTCACACCCTCTACAGTGGCAGGAGGTGTCGAAGCAGTATAGAACTTTACCTGTTGTCCACCAATCGTAATGTTCGGTGAGACAATCGGTTGTCCTTCGAGAGGCTTAGCAGGATACGTACAATTGCCGTCTGTTGACGTTGTATCAACCGTTGTCGGTATTACTAGTTGTGCCACCTTCCAACCTCCTTAAGCGTTCTTCTATGGTGTTCAGATAGTCTGTCAGAAGCATATAGTCCCCACCAGGAGGTCTATACATCAGCTTCATGTTGCTCAGATAGGAATTCAGTTCTTCCATCGAATGAAACTTTCTCTCCTCTTGTTGTTCCATCGTCTAATACTGATTCAATGTTGACATCTCCAGGTTCTTTCAGTCCCTGGTAATATTGTGCTGCTACGTCCTCCATGTTGTCACAAAATTCATCAAATTGATCAAACATGGTTTCCTGCAATACGCCGTTAGGCGTTCTGTAAGTTACTTTGTGTTTCATGATCGACTTTTGAGGGCGTTTGATACCTGGGAAATTTTTTATTTTCGAGTTGTTTTGATTTCTCGATTTCCCTCTTAATATTTATCGCTCGTCTGGAAACGTTTGTAGGTTAGAAAGAAGGTACTTTTTTGGGATCGCTCGGCGCGGGGGCGCTAGGGGGGCAAGGGGGCATTAACTGTCCCCCCGCCCCTGTGCTATACTGTCACCCGTTGCCCATCACCACGGCATAGGCAGATGGACTGCTGATGTGCTCACGCTGTCGCCATTGCTGACTGCCTCGCTTGGTTTTAAATCCGACTCGCTGGCAGATGAGTTCACCCTTACGTGGGCGACGTGGGCGGATGGTCTTCATGGTGAACCCTGCTGCCATGAGTTCTGCTTTGGTTGCTGTTCCGAAGTTCATTTGGTGAAGACGACGATCTTATGGTGTGGGAGGAAACGATTCAGGAGGCGAGCGCCTGCCTTGGCAATCTTAGCACGCTTGGATGCTGTCGCCTTGGTGCTCAACACGAACCCAGCGGATGGGGTTGCCTTGGTGGGGGCAGCGCCAAATGATTGCATCTTCTCCATAGGTAGCAGCGAGACGGTAGGCATGGTTGATATCGGTTGCCCAATCACAACCCCACTCATCGAAGTTGGCGAATGAGGCAGGTTGGACGGCGAAGCAAGCGGTGGGCATCTGTGTTTCTCTGTTGTGTGTATTGTAGAGCCCAGGGCAGGGGTTGCCTGCCCTATGGGGTACAGTTCACCCGTTGTCACACAGTTCTTCGAGCATCTCGTCCATCTCGTCGGTGTCGATCCGTCCATCCATCCAACGGACACCATCAGGGGTCATCTGCCCGAAGTTCACCTCTAGGGCAGGGATCAGGTGATCGTATCCACTGTGCCCCTTGATTCGAGCGAGACGGTACATCGCCTCATCGTTGTTGATCCACAGGGACACGTTCCAGGTCTCGTAGTTTGCCCAACCGTTGAAGGTCTCAGGAGCAGTGGCGATGGTCATGTGGTTTGGTTTGTTTGTTGTGTGTATTGTAGACCCTGCTCAGCGGCAGTAGCGGTCCCAGGAGTCAGTTCCCCAACCGTCACGCTGAGCACGGCGGCGATCATAATCCTCAGCGGTGAAGTGATCATCGAAGTCACCATCGAAGTCCATGGGGCGACCAGCACGACCCGTCAGGTCAGCAAAGGTGAGGGACTGTGCCATGGGGAAGTCGGATGGTTTCATTGCTTTGTTTGTCATGTCCTTAGTATAGAGGATGGGAGGGCGATCAGTTCACCACATAGTCCACTTGATCTGCTGGCACACGTGAGATGGTGTAACGCCTGATCCTTTGAGAGTATGGACGCCATTGATCAACCGTCTCATTCACAACTCGATTGTGTTGCCTATCCATCCCCTTAGATGTTTTGCACTTACGTTCTTTCCTAAAGAAAACAATAGGATGGCAGGGAGATTCGTGGAGGTCAATCTCTACCTTGTAGAAAGAAAAGTTGCCTTTGGTTGACATTTTGTTCATTCACCGAAGAAAGCAAAGTGGGCATCAATTACAAAGTCGATCACTTCATCAGTGGCAGAACATTCGAAGCGATCACAAAACCAATCGACTGCCATTTCAGCAGATGCCATGGTGTCAAACATGAACCCTTGGAGTTCAAGCAAGTTGTCGTCGTTGATCAGTTTGTTTCTCATGTGCCTATTATAAGCACGGGGTCGGACGGTTTGCTGGGGGTGCTGTGCCACTTAGTCAGGTGGTTGGCGCGGCTGACCAGTTTGTGTTAATTAGCAGTGGTATATTCAATGTCTACGTATTCACCTCTATCATCATATTGTGATGTCTCTGTATACCCTACAAAATAATCTTCCAAAGACTGTTCAATCATTTCATCGTACATTTCCTGAACTGTCATTAGAAACCCCCTTGAAAGTGTCGTTGCTATTTAACAGCATTGTACAACATTTTTGTGATGTTGTATACAATAAAAAACCCCATCTTTCGACGGGGTTGATACTCTACACCATTAGGAAGTGCTGGCAAGTGGTAGTGCATCTATCAGGCGAAGATGTACCCATTCTCGAATTCACGTGTGACGTTGTTGTCACGAATGAACCAAGCAAAATCCTTCTGATGTACACCATCGGTCATGGCATTACAGAACTCATTAATGAGAGCATTCAGACGAGATTTGGTGGTGTTGGATTGCCATCCACCATCAAATATTTGAAGGAAGTTGTCACCCACAGTGGCAATGTGGTTGCCGTGAAGGTATACTTTGGACTCTTCAGATTCAGGGCAGAAAGTAACACTGGTGTTGGAATTGCTCCAGTTGCTGTTGTTGTGAACAGCAGCATTCATCAGTCGTTCGATCTTACGCATGTTTGGTGTCGTTTGGTTGACTTCTATACAATACAGGAGAAGGGGGCACTTACAACCCCCTGTGTGCCACTAGTCCGACTGTCACCCGCCGTAGACTTCTTCTGCCATGGGGGTGTCAGTGTAGGTCACCTGTACTACATTACAATCTTCCAACAATTCAGGGTAATACTCTTCAGTCTCCTGAATAAGTTCGTTCATTGTGTAATCATCAAAGTTGCCATTCAAACTATCATAAACGTAGGCATACATCGTCTTGTGATCCATACCATCAATGATCGATTCAATGAGTGCATCTTGGAGTTTTTCTCTGTCGATGATGTTCTCTTTCATTGGATGAATTTGTTTGACTTACATACAATACATCAACCACATCAGAAATCAAGTGGTAGTGGACAGTTCAATTACTGTCCTCGAAGTCATTGTAATCTTTAAACTTTGGTGTACGTTTAGATTTGGACTGATATCTTCGGGCGTTCTTAACATCGTACCCGAAATCTTCATACTCATCTTCAAACTGTTGTTTGTGAGAGGAAGTTCTATTAGTCTTTGCCATTATTAGTTGTTAGTTATTACTATCAAATAGTAGTGGTATTTAGTTCAACAATCAATTTATCTTTGATTGATTTATTAATCAAACTACCAATTGATTTGTTATTCATAATACTATCTTGAAGAGTATTTACAAACTCTTCATTCATAATATTGTATTTGTATTCTTTATCTGAAGAATTAAACACAATAGTAACAACATTATCTTCTACTTCAATAGATTTAACTGCTGAAGACTCAAATTTCTCGAAAAACATTGAAATTGTTAAAGTTTAACTATTTTAAATTCTGAAAAATCGAAAAAACTCAAAATTCTCACTTTTTAAGAATTTAAACTTTCTGGTTTTTTGATTTTTTTGAGTTTTTCGTGTTTTTCAGAACATAGTCATTGTACAGCCACTAGGATGCCCTGAGAGGGGTCTGTGTGCCACTTTGAGGGGTGTCACTGAGGCACTTGACGTTCCATAGCAGGGGCGCTAAGCCAACAACACCAGAGCACATTAAAGCACACTACCTATGTTTTTTAATACATTTAGTTTTCCACAGGTTTTTCCACAACCTTTTCCACAGGGGGAGTATAATTACGTTAAGGAATGCTGATGTATACTAGAGAGTGCCTATGTAGTAGCTTGTGAGTTACCCTGGGGAGAATAGGTAATACCGAGTAGTCTTTCATTAGGGTGAGAATCTTTGACTACTTGTTCAGCATCATCATAATCTATAGCATCTGCTACCTCATGGTAATGAGTACATTTATGTTCATTATCGTATGTAATTACTGTGAACATTGTTTCTCCTCCTTGGATAGTTTGAAGTACAGTTTGTAGTATCGTTGCTTCATCTGATCTAGTATAGCATTATCATCATCAAATGCCATATACTTTGTTAGTTGGTATGCTCCTTCTAGTTCTGATATTAATCGTAGTATGTTAACTGATGTTGGTTCTAGTCCACCATGTGTCCATTTAGCGTGGTCGTTTGACACCCCATGTCATCTCCATTGTGATTGTTAGTAGTATGATGAAGAATAGAATGAATAGTGTGCTTAGCATTCTTCTGATTTGAAGAGTTTACGACACTTTTTTACTTCTTTCAGTTCATCCTTGATCATTTGGTAAGCATCTTCAGGGGTGATACGGCGAGACATTTCCATAGCAGTAATGATCTCTACTCTAGTGCCGAAGTGTTTTAGTGCTTCTTCAAAACAGTTTAGTTCTTCGTACATGATTATTGTAAGCGATATTTGTAGTTTTGTAGTTTATTAACTAGTGCTCGATGATCTGTTACTCCTGGGGCGATGAGTTCTCTTGCTCTTGCTACATCATGAGATGACATTGATTCAAGTGCTTTGATGATATGATCAATCTCTTGTAGAGTTAGATTCATTGTTCGTCTGATGTGTTTTGATTATGTAGTAGTCCTTTCTTATACCCCATTAGGTATACTTTTTCGATTAGTCTATCATAACGATTGTGTAACTGAGTGAGTTCAGTGTCAATCTCTAGTTGTTCATCTAGTGTGATATGTGGGTGATCACGATCATAATGGTTATTCATTGGATCTCCATGTTTTTCTCATTCTAACATACTCTGGGTGTTTGGCAGCACGATCACGATAGATTTTAAAGATCTTAGCACATTGTGCCTTCTCATTGGTCAAACAATCTAATTCTTGTGGTAACACTGGCACCCCTCCACGATCGCCTGTATGGTAGTATGGCGGTTTCGTGGCATACTTCCTACCTGAACGATGGTTAGCATACCTTCTAGACCGTGTGAACCCCATCTCAAGAAACTTACGACACATATCCATACCAATGAAATCTTCTTGGTCAAGATAACGTAAGAACATTGAGTAAATGTGTGTAGCAGATTGTATTGCTATGTGAGGGGTTCTAAATCGCCAATGAGCACAAATAATGTCTGTATAAGGGCGTACCAATAGAACTCCTTGCTCTCCCCTTCCAATACGATAAAGTCTACGAGTGTCTGGATCTTTGAAGTCAAGTTGTTTGTAATCCAGGTCATAATCAAATTCTTTCATGAGTGAGCATTCTTTAGTGTGGTGATTAAGTGCATGTTACCATGAAAGTATCCAGCGATGATGATACCAATGGCAAATACAAAACATGCCACCAGTGATAATACTAGTGGCACGGTAGGATTCTGTGGTTCTGGTGTCATTCACGCCACCTGAGAGTTTTCAAATATGCCAGAACATTCTCACGTACCCACATCAATTCATGGAAACATTCTTGCTCATGAGCATGTGCTCTAAGGTTAGAATCAGGTTCGATTACTGACTCAATAAAGATGTCTAGTCCTCTATTCCACTTCTCTGGATCTGTCATTGCTTTCTCCAATGTGATACTCCCCTTATTTACACTCCATTTTAACATATCACCCTCATTCCACGATAGTGTCTTAAGAATCTCTTCAGGAAGTGGGAGGATTAGATCATCACCGTCCTCCTCCAGTGTAGTGGTAAAGCTTGTACTTACAGTTGTATCGTCTGATGTACTTTGTGGCATGTTCTTCACAGGTAAACCAACACTTTTTGTTCTCTGTTTCATCCTTCATGAAGTATGGAAATGTGCCTACCCATGGAAACAATTCAAGTTTCCGTGAGTTCATGACCTTAATCTCCGCTTCTTTACTCTTACTACGGCGCGTCGGTGTTGTCTTTGTGGTAACAGTCCCACGTGCCGTACTCTTCTGGCGCGTAGAAGTTGTCTTTGAAGTCTTTGCCTTCGCTTTCGGCGTCGTAGTAGTTAGCTTCTTTAGATTTTTTTCT